ATATTAGATTATGCCAATTATTAGAAAGAATGACGTTGTTACAGAGCGTCCAGTGATTATTGTACTCTATGGTACCCCTGGTACCGGTAAGACATCTTTGGCTACTACAGCCAACAGTCCTTTACTCATCGACACCGACCGCGGCTTTGATCGTGCCGTTCAGCGTCCGGACATTGTTGTCACGGCTTCACGTTGGGAGGACATCTACAACGCAGAGGTTATCGGTTCCTATGTTGTTGAGGATGGCAAGCAGGTTTGGAAGCCAGGCTTGATCAGTGAGTGTAAGACCATCGTAGTAGATACTGCCAAGGCTATGCTTGATGACTATCTCAATGCTTTCGCTATCCAGCAAGACCCTAAGCTGGGAACCAACTCGCTGAAGCGATATGGTGTGATGGGAGAATTGTTCAAGCAGTTTGTCGGTATTCTCCGTTCAAACAACTCCGACATCATCTTCATCTGTCACGACAAGGAGACACAGGAGGGAGACTACATCAAGCATTCTCCAGACTGTACAGGACAGAGCAAGGACTTGCTCATCCGTATTGCGGATCAGGTAGGTTACATCTGCAAGGAGAACGGCAATCGTGTCATCAAGTTCGAGCCACAGGACAATCGTGTTGGTAAGAATGTTGCAGACCTGCAGGACACTTGGATTCCAGCTTACGGAACGGAGGAGTTTGACACTTGCATGGCAGACATCATCAAGAAGGTGAAGAAAGCCATCGTGAATAAGTCTGATGCTCAGGCTAAGGCGCAGGAAGCCGTTGATGATGCTCGAAAGAAGCTTGCAGCCGTGGAGACTGTAGATGATGCAAATGGTCTCATCGAGGTTGCCCACGGATTGAACAAGATTCACCAGAAGGCATTCATGAATCAGATGATCAAGGAACTTGCCGCCAAGGGCATTGACTTTGACAAGAAGGGCAAGAAGTTCGTCAAGCACGAGGACGCAGCATGATGAAGCCTTTGATTAGAGTTACCCAGCTAGAGAGCTTCAGACGGTATATGTCTGGCGAATATGCTTATGTTACAGAGCAGGACGTTATAGACAATATCACTAAGAAGTTTGAGGGCAACGATTACACAAGAATAGGAACTGCCTTTCACTCCATCGTGGAGACTGGCAGTCCCCATTGCTTCAAGGAGCCGGAAGGTGTTCGTCATTTCACCTATTATAAGAAAGACAAGACAGAACCCGTTCCGAAAGGAAGAAGATTCGTCTTTGATGAAGGTGAGGCAATTCTTGACATTCCTCAATGTAAGGTAGCCTTGAAATACAGAAATGAGCATCCTGGCGCCTTTCATGAGATTCGTGAATACAAGGATTTCGGCGATGCCGTTGTTACGGGATGTGCAGATATGATTGACGGACTAGAGATAAGAGACATCAAGACTAAGTACGGACCAGTATCAGACAAAGACTATATAGATAGTTGCCAATGGCAGCTTTACCTAGAGTTGTTTGAAGCAGATGTGTTCCATTTTGACTTGTTTGTCTTTGAGGGCTACAATAAGGATAAGCACAAGGGTGATGTTAGAGGCCTTAAGCTTACTCCTTATGAGCCAGCAATCACTTGTTACAGATACCCGGGGATGGAAGACAAGAACCACGCTCTATTGCGTGACTTCCTCAAATGGGTAGAAATGAGAGAATTATTACCATATTTACCATTAACAGAATCAGATGGCTAATACAATGACAGGAAGGGTATTGCTCATCGGCAATGTCGAGGAAATACCAAGTAAGAGCGGTGGAGAGCCGTTTAAAAAGAGAATCGTGGTTCTTAACTGTACGCATTCGAATTTCGGAGAGGTGTACGAGAACTACCCAAGTTTTGAGTTCAGCGGAAAGCATGTAGATGACCCTGCTGATTTTGCAGTTGGCGAGATTGTTACCATATCTTTTGCTCTTCAAGGTACGAAGTACCAGAAGAGCGCAAATGACCCGGTAAAGTATTTCAATACAATTTCGGGTTACAAGATAGAAAAGTATCAGAGAGGTGGCCAGACGCAGCAGCAAGCACCACCACCGCAGCCGCAAGGAGTTCAGTCACCGGCACAGCAGCCGGGCAAAGATGATGACTTGCCATTCTAGTTATGATTTTCAATCTCAACAATGACAAGGACAGGGCAGACTACAAGGATTATTGCAATGGTCTTTACATGGATGCCTTGAAAAGCGGAAAGGGGTTTATCGTGGAGGTGAAGAAAAAGCACCGTCCACGTTCCCTTGCCCAAAACAGCTATCTGCACGTTTGCCTTCAGTATTTCGCATCAGAGTTCGGTTACGATGAAGAATATGTGAAGTATAACATTTTCAAGCAGATAGTGAACAGAGAAATCTTTGCGAAGCAGAGAACAAACAGAAGAGGGCAGCCTGTCACCTATTGGAGAAGCACGGCTGACCTTGATACAAAAGAATTAACAGACGCTATTGAGAAGTTTCGGAACTATTCAAGTATGGTTGCAGGGTTGTATATACCAGAGCCTAATGAGGAAGCAGCCTTGCTTGAAGCTCAGAAACAGATAGCATTATATGAAAAGTATTTATAATTATGAAATCAGATTTGAAAAATTACGTTCCAGAGAACATTGAGTTTGTATTGGAAGATGGCGCAAAGGACATTTTCCCATTGGAGTTGGACTTCCTCTCTTTAGGTGAGGAGAACCTATGTGGCGAGAAGACTTTGAAGACAAAGGCCGATGTGTTGAAGTTCGTCGGCAAGCACTTCACTGCCACATTCCCAGACAACGAACTTGTCACTCGTTATCTTGACGATTACGAGAAGAAGAATATCCGTGAGGAGTATTGTACTCTCGAAGAGAATGTCGTGCCTGCTCGTAAGCTGGAGTTGGAGGAAGCCTTGGAAAAGGCTAAGAAGATGAAGAAGGATGCAGAGGAAGCCTACGCATCTGTTCTTATGGAAGTTGCCAAGTATGCTGCTGAGGTTCGCCAAGGTACAGTTGATATGCGCTTGAAGGCGAAGAATGTTTTCTGTATCGCCCTTTCTGGATATTACCTTGTCTATAACTGGGACAATAACAGCGAGAAGTTCGTGCTGGCAAAGGCTTACGAGATTCCAGACAGAACCGAGCTTTGGGCAAACGAGGCAAAGAACCGCGAGAGCATGAAAGAAGTCTTCGGGTTGGAGTTCCCAGAGGTAGAGAGTCAGAAGGAAGAGGCTGCAGCAGAAGAGGTGTCTTCTGACGATGAGGATGAGTTACCATTTGGTGAATAATGAAATACACTCTTAGAAGTTACCAAAAGCAAGCCAGTGATGCAGCCGTAAAGCTGTTCACTGGCAAGGCTGACAGAAATGGCATCATCATCCTACCGACAGGAGCAGGAAAGAGCTTGGTTATAGCCGACATCGCCTCACGTCTTGAAGGTCCTTTGCTGGTGTTCCAACCTAGCAAGGAAATATTGCAACAGAATTTTGCTAAGTTGCAGAGCTATGGTATTTTCGATTGTGGGTGTTATAGCGCATCTGTAGGTTGCAAGGATATAAACAGAATCACGTTCGCTACCATCGGAAGTGTAATGAATCACATGAATGACTTTGATTGTTTCAAGAACATCATCATTGACGAGTGTCACTATGTGAATGCAAAAGCTGGGCAGTACAAGCAGTTCATTGAAGCCAAGAACAGACAGGTGATCGGGCTGACAGCTACCCCATATAGACTGGACAGATCGGAGGGTGGTTCTATTTTGAAGTTTCTCACAAGAACACGACCAAGAATCTTCTCCAAGGTAATCTATTGTTGCCAAGTTGGAGAACTGCTCGCAAAAGGCTATCTTGCAGACTTGCATTATTATGACTTAACGTCTATAGATCTCCGAAGAGTCAGAAGTAACTCAACGGGCGCAGACTATGACGAGAAGAGCTTGCTTGCAGAGTACGAGAGAAGTGGGTTCTATGACAAGCTCTCAAATACAGTCGTCAAGGTTATGCAACCAAAGAGCGGCATTCCAAGAAAGGGCATTCTAGTGTTTACTGCTTTCACAAAGGAGGCAAGACAGCTTGTTGGTAAGTTACAGAGCCTAGGTGTGAATGCTGCCATCGTGACTGGCGAAACCCCGAAGAGAGAAAGGGAAGCCATCTTGGAAGGGTTCAAGAGACGAGAGATAAAAGTCGTGGCAAACGTAGGTGTGCTCACAACAGGATTTGATTACCCTGCACTGGACACTATAATTCTTGCAAGACCGACGAAATCACTCAGCCTATATTACCAGATGGTGGGAAGGGCTATCAGACCATTCGAGGGAAAGGAAGGATGGGTTGTTGACCTATCGGGAAATTATAGACGCTTCGGAAACGTGGCAGACCTTTACATGTGGAAGCCACCGGGAACGACAAAGTGGTCAGTCTATTCAAGAGGAGTCCAACTAACAAATGTAGTGTTAAGATGAAAAAAGAAAGATTTAATCAAAGAGACACGGCCTTGGGGAGCGAATATATCACCCCTTGCCCAAATAAGCAGAAGGGTAAGTACACCAGTGAGACCATTATGGTCGGAAGCCGTGCGTGCCGTCTATGTCCTTATTATGGTGGCATTGCAGACAATTATGTTAAATGTAATTTTGATAGATATGTTTCCATTCTACAGAAAAACAAAAAAGACATCCTCGACTAAGAGAAAGAAGAGAGACGGGAAGCAGGACTTGGTGAAGAAGCTAGACAAGGTCTTTGCGCTTTACATACGCCTGAGAGACTGTATGCCTAATGGCATGGGAAAGTGTATCAGCTGTGGAAAGATAAAGCCATACAGGGAACTTGATTGTGGTCACTTCTTCGGGAGGACGAACATGGCGACACGCTTTGACGAGGATAATTGCAATGCTGAATGCCAGGGCTGCAATAGAGCCAGTTCGGATCACTTGATTTACTATCAAGAGAACTTGATAAAGAAGATAGGTGTCTCACGTTTTTCCACCCTTAGAGAGCGTGCCCACTCCATCAAAAAGTGGGACAACGAAGAGCTTAGAGAGAAGATAAATTATTATACTAATGAAGTAAAGAGATTGAGTTATGAGAAAGGTATCAGCGTTAATCTGTAAAAAATATAAGTCCCCAGTGTTTCACAACACCGAGGACTTGAACCAATTAAAATTCATAAAAATTATGAATTTGCTTGCAAAGGTAAGAAATTATTTCCAAACCTCCAAACATTTTCACAAAAATAAAGCCCGCTCACCAGCAGGCTTTTAAGAAATAACTTAAAATTAATCCACTTAAACAGTGGAAGAAACTTTTGCAAAGTTACTAATATTTTTTGATATATGCAAATGTAAAGCCAAATTATTTTTGGTATTTTTGAATATTTAACTTAATAAAATTGCATATATTCTAATATATTTGTATCTTTGCATAAAGAAGTAACAAAATCAACCTATTTAAAATTTATTATATAATGGAAGAGACAGATTTCTTGAAGGATTTTGAGGGAATCAAGGACTACAGAACGTTCTTGGTTGGCTTGGACAAGGAGTTCAAGTCAGTGGGTGTGTTGTATCGTGAGTTCAAGGTATTGGAGGAGCTGGCTTCGTCTGCATTGAAGGTCAGTCCGAAGCTCCATGACTTCGTATCTAAGCAACAGAGTGCCGTTTACGGCAAGTTATTAACGGAAGTGGAATCTTTGGGTGACTGCCTGAAGAGAGGGAAGGTTTGCTTCATTAAATCCGAGGACTTGAACCAATTATCAAAACAGATTTTACAAATTGTCAACTAAATTCTGGATTAGCAGAAAACCTTATGTTTGACACATCGGGAAATTTCGTTATACTTTCCCTTGGTAAACGAATTTACCAAGAGGGAATCAGAAAGTTTCCCCTTCCCAAAAGAAAGAATGGCGAGCATTATCGGTGTACACATGAAGGACTTGAATAAATCGTTGAAGATTTTGATTGAAAATGAATTAGTGTCAACCATCTCTTACAATGGAAAAATCATATATGAAGTAACAAGATAAATATGAAATATAATTGCATCAAAAACAGCAAGTCTCCCGAGATTGTGAGGGCAAGGATGAAGCATGGCATGATTGCCTATGGAATCTATGTTGCTCTCATGGATTGCTTGGAGGAGTCAGATGAACATAAGCTATCAAAAGATTATGAAATGATAGCTTATGATATGCGTACTGATGTTTCTGTGGTGCAATCTGTCGTAGAGGACTTCGGCTTGTTCAAGGTTGAAGACGAGTGTTTTTATTCTATGGAACTTATTGAAAGTATCGAACAGGCAAGGAGAGTGAGTGAAGCTAGGGCAAAAGCAGGACGTTCTGGTGGTGTAGCAAAAGCCAGAAATTCTAAGCAAATGCCAAGCAATTGCCAGGAAGATTCTAGCAAATGCCAAGCAATTGCCAGAGAATCTCTAGCAAATGCTAAAGAAAATCTAGCAATTGCTACAAATTCTCTAGCAAATGCCAAGCAATTGCCAGAGAAAGAAAAAAGAAAAGAATGTCTCCCCCACACCCCTACTAAAGAAAATAAAAAAGAAAGTTTGGTCGAGAAAGTAGAACTTTCTCTCTTCACATCACGCGCGCAAAGCAGACGAGACGACTTTCTCAGAAGTCTTCAACCCTACGTATCACGATATGGGCAAAAGCTAGTAGATGATTTCGCCGCCTATTGGACGTACATGAACAAAGACGATACTCGTATGAGATTCGAGAAGGAGCCTAAGTTTAGCATAGCGGGGCGGCTCGCAACATGGAGCAAGAACGAGCTTCGGTACAAGGGGAACTCCGTACTATCCGTCGCCCAAAAAGAGAAGCAGTACGGAATTGATTGGGAGAAAGTCCTTCGATGGTACAACAAGCTAGGTCTAGTAGAGATAAGAACCTTGACAGATAAGCGCAAGTTGGCATACATAGCAGCATACGAGGCTCACGGCAAGGAAGGTCTCACGGTGTTCTCCAGCAACATCAAGGAATCAGACTACCTGCAAGGAAAAGACGGCAGAGGTCCGAAGCGAGATTTTGATTATGTCTTCAATGAGACAAACTTTACGAGAATCATAGAAGGCAGTTATAGAAACTTTAAAAGCGTAAACAATGAAAACAATCTCAGAAAAGAATCAGACGCTCCAAGGTACAAATCGAAGGACGTCTATGACACGGGGTTTGGCTCTTCCCATGGAAAACAGGGAGGCTAAGAACGCCCTTTACGGATATTACAAGCGAGAGGTTGAAAGACGAAAGAACGAGTTCGTCATGACCGATGAGCTTAAGCAGCAAATTTCGGAGGTGGGAGATTTCCTTACGACTGAAACGAGATACTATGGGTTATTCTTGCCTGGAAGTATTGGCAACGGAAAGACTACGATGCTAAAGGCTATTCGTGACCTGCTTATCTATCTTGTCGAAAACGACAGAATCAGATACTGCGAGGGAGATAAATACCCGAGGTTCGTAACGGCAAGGGATATGACGAACATCGCCAAGGACGCAGACGAGTTTCGCTCGCTAAAGGCCACCAAGTATCTTATCTTGGATGACTTATGCGAGGAACCTGCAGAAGTGTTGAGTTTCGGAAACTACATCTATCCGTTTGTGGAGCTTCTTGAATATCGCTACGAACAGATGTTGCCGACTTTTATTTCAAGCAACTTTGGTGCGGTGGATATCGAAGAGAAGTATCACAGTGCCAGAATCAGTGATAGAATGAAGGAAATGTTTAAGATAATCAGCTTCAAGGAGGAATCGTTCAGATGAGTTTAACGCAATCACCATACCAAGGACAGCCTTTGATAAACGACCTAAAGGCTGAGGAATACGTAATAGGCAGTCTTCTGATTGACCCCACCGCATATATGCTCGTTTCACAATATCTTGACGAAGAGTGTTTCTATGACCCCAAGTGCAGAGATACATGGAAAGCGATAGACACAATCGGCAAGCTGGCCACGCCGATTGACATCATATCTGTCTCAGCGGAACTGTCCAAGGAGAAGTCTGCAGTAACGGCGATGGACTTGATGGACATGTCCGCCAACGTAGCTTCTTCCGCACACATAGAGTTCCACGCCATAAGGTTGCAAGACCTTGGAAGGAGAAGAAAGCTCTGGGTTGTCGGTCAGCAGCTCTCAAAGGTAGCGTTGTCAGAGGATATTGCCACGGCGGATGCACACCAAGAGGCAATCGAGGGCATCAGCAATGCTTTCGAGAAGACAGCTGGCGTATATACGCTCAGTGATGCCATGAAGAGCCTGAATGAAATCATGGTAAGGAACGCTACAGTAGGAGGAGTGACAACTGGGACCAAGACAGGAATGGAAAAGTTTGACGAGAAAGGAGGTTTGCAACCATCAGACTTGATAATAGTCGCTGGTGAGACATCGCAGGGAAAGACATCGCTTGCTTTGTCAATGACACGACACGCTATCGAGAGCGGAGCAAAGGCTGCTTTCTATTCCATGGAGATGACCAAGGAGCAGTTGACGGCACGACTGTTGTCCGCAAAGACCAACATTCCAGCCAACAACATTCTGTACTCTAGCTCATTGGCACCAAGCGAGCTGAGAATTATTGACGAGGCAAGAGGAAAGTTGCCAGGCGAGAATCTTTTCTTTGACGACAAGAGTACGTCTAATATAGACTCCATCTTGACATCAATCAGAATGATGAAGATGCAGCACGGCATAGACGGCGCAGTAGTGGACTACCTGCAGATTCTAAACGTGAATGCCAGGAACACCAGCTTTAGCCGTGAGCAGGCGATGGGTGACGCTGCTCGTAGATTGAAGAACCTCGCAAAGGAACTCAACATCTGGATTATCGCTCTCAGCCAGTTGTCACGTGACAGCACATGCCCTGAGCCAAACCTAAACAGACTTCGTGATAGCGGTCAGATTGGAGAGGCTGCGGACGTGGTTATGCTGGTGTATCGACCAGAGTATTACAATCGAGCCTACCCTGCCCCATTTGACAACAAGGACGATTATCCTACTGACGGCACTGCGATGATAGACGTAGCCAAGGGACGTAACATTGGAACATTCAAGTTTTTCATGGGATTCAACAAGAATACGACAAATTTTTTCAAGACGAATTTGATAAACGACGAGACGGAAACCCCATTTGAGCCACCTATAGAGGACGACGCACCTTTCTGATTCTCAGCGGTTTACGTTTTAGTATTTTTAACTAAAAAAGATGTCGGTATATTTGCATATATCAGATAATTTTCGTACCTTTGCATATAGATAAAAGGTAGTACTTTTGACTATTCAGAGCCTACCAAGAACATAAGTTGAACCAATTAAAATTATAAAGTTTATGAGATTTTCAAAAGCTGAGATTGAGAACACAAGAAAGCACCTTCAAGGATTACGCTCCAACAAAGGACGCTACATCTCCGACGACGAAGTTAAGGATTATCTGAAAACGATTAGTGTTTTTTAAGTGAGTAACTCACGAACATAAGTTGAACCAATTAAAATTAAAGATTATGAAGAAGTTAGGATGGTTACAGATTTTAGCTGCAACTCCCTTGCAAAAGGAGAATTTGGAGAAACGCCTCAGAGGTGTTGCCGTTTGTCTATCCACCGAGTACGATTTCAAGGCTTTTGGAGAGATAGACGAATGCCTTGATCCGGATTACGACCTTGATAATTACAAGGACAACCCATATTTCGAGATGCTTCGCAAGCAGTATATGCTGATAAGATTCATAGAGGAAGAGTACTTTCGTAAGTATGGGAACAGCTATTGTTCCTTCGAGGAAGTTCAAGACTATCTTGATTCAATCGATGATTTGAGAACGCTTAACGAGAGTTGCCTCGAAGAAATCGACAAGATAATTGTAAAGAAAATTAAAGGACAACTTAGTAATATAAGAACCAATTAAAATTTATAGAAAGGGAATAATTATGAGAAATTCAAATTTCAATCTCATCAAGTCATTGGGTTACGTTGTGGTAGTTGCCAGTATGGCAGCATACTCAACCCCACACGAGTATTGGAAGAATGTCGAGGACGGTTGCCTGTATGGACACGTAGGAGACAGTGCCGAGGAGTACAAGCTCCTTATGATGGAGGGTCTAATGTAAGAAGGAGGAACGGACATGAGCATCATAGATGAAATCAGAGCGGCAAGAACCTCTCGAATCAGTGAGGAGCATAAGAGTCAGCTTCTTGGGTACATAAAGAAAATTCTGACAATAAGAGATCACGCCCTAATCGGAGGTGCGGCACACTTCTCCTACGATTGGAAAATCCCGGACCCCAATGGGAAGGATTGGCGTAGCGATTGTTTCGCTCCATATAGCTATCATCCTGCAATTACGGAGTGGCTGAAAAGCCTTGGGTTCTCTTGCAGTCGTTACTATAACAGGGGAGGCGTTGATCAAGGGATATGTGTAAGAATCTAGATAAGAAATGTGGGTGCTGCGCATTGTTCCTGCATGAGGACATATACGGGTACGGAATCTGTGATTTCTCCGAAAATCCACATTGTGGGGACAATGCCTGTCAGTCTTACAAACCGAAATATAACAAGTTATGAAATACGTGGATTACAAAGCCAAACATCAGGAGGAGTTCAACAAGCTTCCTATGAAAGCAGCCTTCGGCGACAAGCAGTTCAAGGAGATGATGACAGAGTGGGGACTTACAACAAGCAAGGAGGACATAGAGAAGATTGCCTCTTTGGGCGGTGGAGCCTACTGCCTCAAAGAAGACAAGCATCTTTTCACGGAGTTCGCAGAGCGTTCCGTCAAGGACGATGAGGAGTTCTATTCAAATGACGAGAACCTGAAAGATGCCCTCATGTATGAGTTCGCAAATCATGAGTGCGGTTACACCTGGGAGTTCGAGAATGGCATTACGGCACTAGGATTCTCCGTCAAGGAGTTCCTTTCAGATGAGCGTAAGGCCGAGGTATTCATAGATGCACGACAAGAGTACATCAAAAAATTGGAGGGCTAAGGTATGAACATTATCAGAATAACAAAATCCAAAAAGGAGCGTTTCGATGCCATATTCACGGGAAGCAAGTATTTCTTCCTCAATCCAACTTTCGGGTTGGTTGCCGTTGCCAGTCGCAAGGAGCAAAATTCAAAGAATCCGTATGCGACTCATTTCGACATTGAGCGTACAGAACAGATAAGCAAGCAGATGATTATTGACGTAATCACTGAGAATGAGAGAACTTGCACCTGTTTTAATGTAGTTTATCCACATTTTAAGAATGAGGACAACTTGCCACAGCACACCCTTCCTTATCTTGTGGATGCAGTATTGATAGATCCAAAAACAAGCACAAAACTCACGGAGGAATAGTTATGTTGGTAGAGATTATGGTTCAGTACAAGCGGACTCCGGAAATGGAGGAGTTGTACCTCATGCTAAATAATGATGCCACCGCATACAGATTATGGCATGATGAGGCTGTCAATTACGCCAAGGCGATGCTCAAAGGAGCGGTTGTCTTCATGGAAGAACTTGCTTCCAAGATGAAGCCTTGCATCACACAGTCTTGCGAGAGACTCTTGAAGAAGTATCACAAGGACACAGGTTCATTTCTGAATGTGACAAAAGAGCAAATAGAGATTGTTTCCTGGCAGTGGTTCTATAATGACTTAATGGAGAGTTATAATTTTATTAAATCAAATTAGGTAGGCAAAAAATATAAGGTTTAACCCAAGGGTACTAAGGACACCCATAGATTAGATACCTTATTCTTATCTGGCAGCTGGAAAGACAGCAGCCTACCTTTAAACATTGACACAATGAAGAATATTTATCACATACACCAATCGTCCAATTCCTATTGGGATAGCAGTTGGACAGACACAGACTACTTCCTCTGCGATAGCGAGGAGGAATACCAAGAGCTTATGGCTCAGTATATAGCTAAGAGAAAGAAGATCGAGGAGGAATACAAGGAGAATCCTAATTCTTCTACCGAATGGAGATACCACAACTTCCATTTTCACAAAGAGGGAAAGGTGCACGCTAATGAGTATTATTACGGACATGAGTGGTGCGGCAAGGAGTTTGACGCTATCGGTTTCTTCTGGGGCGAGAGATTGGAGAGAAGCACTCACTATAAGTACTTCTTGAAACCAGGCTCGGTGTGCAACGAGACAAGAAGTTCCGCCGTTGGCAGATTTACAGGATATGGAAGTTAAACTTAATAAGATTGGAGGTGAGTCATGTAGAATTAAGTAAAAATCATCGTTAATCAATGGTCGGGATTAAATAACAAAACAATGTTTGATATTCTTTATTTTGTTGGCAGCTCGGAAAGACGGCACCCGACCTTTAAAATTTAATCAGTATGGAAATAGAAGAATTAATAAAAATAGCAGAGTCTAATTCCTGGACTGTCACCGAAGAGGAATACACAAATGGAAAAGGATTACTCTTTTCAAGATATTCACCTGCAGGTCAAGACTTTTCAATATCAACCGGACCATTTGAAAGTGCGGAAGAATTGATCAACAGCATTCACCAGCGTTACGTAGAATATGATGCTGACAGTGAAGCATATTTGTGGTTGGACAACGAGGGACATGGAAAGAATGGAGCACCATACCACATGAGGGATGTACTGGAAGATATGGAAGCTTGCGAGAAGATGATTTACGACTTATTTATTTGTTATCGAGACGCTTATGAAAAGAAGTGAATTATTTATGGCTTGTGCCAACGAGTACAGTTATAGATGCAATTCCGATTGTGACAACTGTCAGTTATACCTTCGTTACTTAAAAGAAAAGGAGGATTGATTATGAAAGGGAAAGATATTATCGCGGTCAGCAGTTTTGGCGTACAAACATACTATCCTATCGGACAGAAGCTTAGTATAAACGGGAAAACCTGCGTGGTAGCGGAACGTGGAGATTGTGTTAATTGCGTCGTTTGCGTACCTAACGTTCCACTTCACGATCAAGAAGTTACTTGTGCAAACCTAGCTTGTACTCCTTACGAACGAGAAGATGAAACTGATGTTCATTTTAAAGAGATTTAATTATGACAGTATATCTAATTTATAAAGATGATGCCTTGCATACAAAGGGAAGCGGCGAATTGCTTAGAGTAGCCGACAATCTTCAGAAGTGCTACGCAACAGCCGAGGCAAACGGAGCCTCGGAAGAGCAACTTAGAGATTTGCGCAATATTGGGCAGAGTCAATGTAGTGGTAAAAACTATGAGTTTAATATTGAAACATGGGAGGTAACATAATATGAAATATGATGTTTGCGTTCAAGAGATTCTGAGCAAGACTATAACCGTAGAGGCAGATACAAATACGGATGCTTGCTCCATGATTAGAGAAAAGGTTAATAATGGTGAGATTGTCCTTTCTGCAGACGATTACACCGGTTGTAGAATTATAACGGCACAGGAAGCGTATGGAAGTGAAGACAACGAAGACTGAGTTCAGAGAATTGCTTAGTGTTTTGGAGATAGCAGCTGCTTTTATTAATGAAAAAGCCACAAGGTCTAGAGACTTAGATTTGGCTAGAAGATTAATAAGGGCAAAGGGCTTGCTGGCGAAAAGAAATGGCAGTTTTCAAGGAGAAAGCGGCGATAGTCATTAACGGCATCGTGTACGTGGCGGAGCCAATGGATGATTGCGATAATTGTGCGTTTTGTACAGGCTTGGCACAATGTAGCATGAACTTCATCTGCATTTCGATGAAGGATGCTTTTCGCAAGGGATTTAGAAACAAGCCTATTGGTTTTAAAAAATGGAAAGGTTATGAAAGGAACAGAAACATTTCAGAAAGTAATCAAGGATTATCTTGACAAGCGAGCACAGGAAGACGAGTTGTTTGCAAACTTCTATTCCAATCCTAGTAAGAGTATAGAAAAATGCTGTGACTTCATCATCAATGAGGTTAAGTCTTCTGGCAGACAAGGATTCTGCGATGATGAGATTTTTGGCATGGCCATACATTATTATAATGAGGAGGACATCAAGGTTGAGAAGGCACCTGCTTGCTCAGTCGTGGTGAACATCTCCGATCAAACCAAAGAGTCTCTAGAGAAGAAAGCCGAGGAGGAGTTTAAGCAAGCCAAGCTTGTTGAGCTTAAGAAGAAGGAGGCTGCCGAGAAGGAACGTCTCAAAAAGAAGGCAGAGGCACGAAAGAAGAAAGAGGAAGAATGCGGACAGTTGAGTTTGTTTGACTTTTAAGTTATTGCCTATGAAACCAAGAAACAAGATAGAGCGTGAGGTAGTAAGACTATCGACGAAGGTGCCACATCTTTCAGACAAGCAACAGGCTTGGGCCATCAAGACTTGCATCAGTGAGGAGGATGCGTATAAGTTTTCTGATAGATTCGCCCGCGGTTCGTTTTATATTGTCTGTACTTTCAAGGGATGGCAGGTTCTGCGTTACTTCCAGGTTCGAGCTAAATTCAAGTACCACAAGATGACAGACAAGATATATTTCACTGAGTGCATGCAGCAATGGCTGAAAGACGGGGAGTACGTATTCCTAGCTAAACAGCGACTAATGGGCTATCAGTGTGACGCATTCAGTATGTTCGGGAAACTAGAGGTTAGGACACATACCATGTGGGGGGCGCTTGGCGATCCTCGTGACATCGGATGGTGCGGAGTTTACTATGCGTCTGTCCAGAAGAAATATCAGTATGCCATAAAGGATTTGTCAAAGATAGACTTTGACATTCTCTTCCGAGCCATCAACGCAAGTTCTTACAACGAGACACTTATGAGAAAGAACATTGAGGTTTGGAAAGACTGCCTATATCACAATGCGGTCTATGACAAGAACAAGTTGGCTGCCATCAAAATCGCAATTCGCCACGGAAAGTCATCTTATCTATACGATAGTCTTTGGTGGGATATGCTAGATTCTCTTATATATTTGAAGAAAGATTTGCACAATCCTTCCATAGTTTGCCCTGCCGACTTAGAGGAGGCACACGACAGATGGCTAGCAGCTATGATTAACAAGAAGAAAAAGGTCGTCGAGAAGATGGCCAAGTTACGCCAGATACAAGACGAGAGAAGAACTCTCCGCTACCTTGAAGAACAAGCTAAGAGAGAGGAAGAGAACAAAAAGAAGGCGAAATCGCTCGCATCTGTTTACATAGCCAGAAGAAAGAATTACTTCGGAGTCAACATTGTTAGCGGTTCAATCAGTATCAATGTCCTTCGTTCTGTCGAGGAGTTCTTTGAAGAAGGAAAGGAGATGGGACACTGCGTGTTTGCCAACTCATACTACGATGTAAATCAAAAACCAAATTGCCTTATTCTTTCAGCCAAGGTGAATGGTCAGCGCATGGAGACCATAGAGGTGAACCTTTCCACGCTATCAGTGGTCCAATGCCAAGGTAAGCATAATGTAAATTCTCCTTTTCACGACACAATACTGAAGATTATGAACGACAATATGTGGATGGTGAAGAATTGCTTGCCGAATTGCTCCGTAAGGAGTGCATAGAAATTAGGTATTTTTGGCTAAAAATTCCATTTAATATATTTGCATATATCAGATATTTTTTGTATCTTTGCGTAAGCTAATCAGCCTATTTTATGGTATTTTTGGCTAAACACCGCCAATATATCCATGGATTTATGTTAAAATATAGTTAATTATCAACATATAGTATTTAATCTTCAAATACATTTATTAAATTTGCAGCGATGGAATATGATTACAGTAAGCTCAGGGAGTACATCAAGCGATGCAAGTGGTGTTGGGCCACTTCCATGATTGACGTCCCTCATGAGTACATTCACAGAGACAAGTGCGCCTTGACACGCGATGAGTTTTACTATTTCGTGAGCGCACAGAGACAGGATGGTGTCCATGAGCGATGGGGGAAATACAATTTTCCTTATCTCTACATTGATGGCTATAAGTATTGGACAATGGGTGACCCATTCGAGACCACGTGGATTTTGAACCGCCAGAAGGTCTTCAACGAGTTTGACTTCCTTGAGTGGCCTATCCCTCGAATTTACAACAACCAAGAGATGGACGTTATGGCAAAGTCCATTATGTCCACGTTCAAGGACAGGAAGATTTTCGAGGCAGGCATTGGAAACGGAGACTTTGTCTCATTCACGAAAATCAAGCCAGAAATGTATTATGGTGTTGATCCTAGCAAAAATGCGGTAAAACGTTTTCGAGAGAACATGGTTGGCTTCTATCGAAGATGCTCTACCTTGTCGTTCGAGGAAGCCATTAAAAAATGGTTGTCAGCCGACAGCGTTGTAATCGCATTGTTCGGGACGGCATCATACTTTATGCACCAGTATCTTCGTAAGCTTGGCGAAAGTGGCTTGGATTATTGCCTGATGTTCTATCGTGACGGTTATCTTCCGGACGAGTTCAAGGATACGCATCCTTTCACGTATGACAGAATGCAGCTCCGTTCCATGTTTCCGAGCTGTAACATTTACAATCATAAGAATTTCGTAACAATTTCAAGTAAAAAAATTATTTGGCAACAGCCAACAGTAGAAAATGAGTTATTCCCAGTATGATGACATAGCAAGTAAGTATGACAACCTGTTTCGTGACGAAACGAGTCTTGTCGAGAACCGTGAGGTGGGAGAAATGCTCCCACCTCTCATCGGTACGACGCTGGACATTGGTTGTGGCACAGGTCTGCTTACGGAGATTGCTAACTTTTCTTTCGAGAATTACCTAGGCATAGACCCTAGCAAAGGAATGCTAGATCAGTTCAAGAAGAAACACCCAGAGTTTAAGGATAGATTGGTTTGCGAACCATTTAACGGAAAGAATCTTGACTGTAATAATTTCGACAACATTATTGCACTGTTTGGATCTCCGTCTTATTTGTCACACTATGCTGTGTTGGCAATATCGCAGAGCAAGGCGAAGAAGTTCCTTATGTTCTACAAGGAGAAATATCATCCTGTCACTTATGAAAAATGTGACGTCGAGTTCAAGCATTTCTTCTATTCGAGAAAATCCTTGGGAGGTCTATTTGGAGAAAGCAATGTAACTGAGTATCATAATTATCTAATAGTTAAGTGCGTATGACATCACAAAAAGGATTACGTTATGATGGCAGTATTGACAAATACCCCATCACGGAAGGTGAAGTTTACGAGTTAGGCAATGGTAGCAAGATTACCATTGCCGATATTACTTTGGGGCTTCCTGAGTTTTCAAAGAATGCCGACTGCGTATTCATCGACCCAGCAGGAAGTAAAGGAGTCCTCAAAGCGTATTACACCAAGGCGGAGAAGCAATGCCCTGTTGACAATTTTGACGAGTTCGTTGCCCACATCAAGAGGTGCATCGAGCAGATTAACCCGGACAGACTATTCGTCGAGTGTTTCTATAGAAATAAGAACCAGTTGGTTCCTATGGTAGAATCCTTGTTCCCTCATGTGAAAATCTATGAGAATACCTATTACCACAAGCCAGATTGTAAGTGTTGGATTATCCAAGGCTCCAATCAGGTAGAAGACTGGGGACTCCAGGGAATGGATGAGTGGGATGCGGTATTCAAGATTTGCAAAGAGGTTCCGTTCAAATTTATCACAGACTTTTTCATGGGGCAGGGTCTTGTTGCCCAAGCAGCCTATGCCGCAGGTAAGGTATTCTATGGTAGCGATATGAACAGAAACCGTTTGGCAGTAGCCATAAGCAAGGTAACCAAGCGAGGTGGAGAATGGACAGTAACTAAATAATTACGCATATGATTAAACTCTCTCAGATTATCATCCTCAATGTTCCGAAGCGAGAACGTGAGGGTAACTACCTTAAGAAGTTGATAGAGACCAGCACGAAGCCCTATGGCATTCCTGTCAGTATCTCTATGGACCGAGGTAAGGGTCTTTGGGATAATTATTCCCAAGCGTTGACGCAAGAGGTAGCGGAAGGAACCCATCGCATGGTTATCCACGATGACATTACCTTTGACCGCAACATTCTTGCCAAGATTTTACATATTCTCTCTTTTGCTCCAGAAAACAACGTTATCAGTTTCTACAATCCAACAAATGGTGACTATACTGATTGTTACGCAAAGGGCAAGCACGTTATCTCTACAAAGACAAACTTCTGGTTGCAGGCAAGCGTATATCCAAACGACCTTGCCAAGGATTTTGTTGAAATATCAAACAAGATGACGGATGATCAGACACGTTATGATGATTCGCGTCTTAAGGCATATCTTCAGGCAAAGGGTATCGACCTTTACGCCATCGTTCCCGGTCTGGTTCAGCATTTCGGTGCATACAGAAGCACATTCAACAATCCAGGCGCAGTAGGTGGCATTCCTCGAAACAGCAAGACCTACGACAACCAGTTTGATGTAGAGTCTGTAGATTGGGAGAATGAGTTCAAGAATCCTTATTTGGCTAAGTCAAGCAAGGATTGGGTTAAGGAAATAGTAAACAAGGAATTTCTCGATGAATACAAAAAACTCTAAGGAAAATCTAGCCTTGAAATTGGCGAAGGACAATATCGAGGTTGAGCAGGTGAAGCCGCTGCATATTGAATACGTTAAGGTTGATGACATTTATCCGAATGACTATAACCCTAATACGCATGATGCAGACAGTTTTGACCTTCTCATCAAATCGTTGCTCTATTTCGGATTTACTCAGCCTATCGTTGTCAACCGCTCGACGATGCAGATTGTGGACGGAGAGAACAGATACCGTGCTGCCTGCGTCATCGGATATGAGATGGTTCCTGTATGCTTTGTTGATTTCGACGAAGAGAAGTTGAGATATGCAACAATCATGCACAATGCCGCTCGCGGTCACAACAACAATGAAATGATGGGCAGACTTAAGGATTACCTTGACACCCATTTCAGCAATTCCAGCGACAAGGTATTATTAAACAATAGAAATAAGAAATGATATTTTACAGTGACAAAAACGTTTATGAGGCAGCTCTTGAAAGATTCAGATATATCTTTCGGGAGTTTTATGGTAAGCGTAAGATTGTCGTGACGATGTCGGGAGGAAAGGACTCTACCGTGGTTCTCAACCTTGCGCACGAGGTTATGAAGGAGATGGGAATTGAAAAGATTCCCGTCCTCTTCCTAGACCAAGAGGCAGAGACTCCAATGACTATCGAGTATATACGATACATCATGCACTTGCCGTGGGTTGAGCCGTATTGGATTCAGTCATACTTCCAGGAATGGAATGCCTCAAAGGGAGAATGGTTCAATGTATGGGGGCCGGGAGAAAAATGGATTCGTGAGAAGGAACCGGATTCTTATGGTGATTTGGAAATCCCTCACAATCAGTATTTCTCCAAGACACTCGACCAGGTACACAGAATGCTCTTTGGCAAAGACTACCTTACTTTGGGCGGTGTCCGCATCGAGGAATCGCCTGCACGTTTGTCGGGTCTTACTAGAGGCGAGTGCCTTCCTGGTATTACGTGGGGAGGTGGCGGCGGATATTATAAAGACGGTACACCGAGAAGCCTGGTACTCTACCCTATTTGGGATTGGAAGGTATATGATGTATGGTATTACATCTTCAGCAACAAGCTTCCGTACTGTAAGCTTTATAACTATCAGTTCACGCAGAAGCCGCTCAGAGCGTGCCGTGTAAGCTCACTCATTCATGAGCAGGCTATTCACGACTTAGGTTTTATCAAGGAGGTTGATCCATGGTTCTACGACAAGCTGGTGCGAAGAGTGGCAAACGTCAATACATCTGTACACGTATTTAACGAAGTGGCAACATACTGCTACAACTTGCCACCTTATTTCAAGGATTGGGATGAATATGTTGATTATCTCGCAGACAATCTTTGTGAAGACAAGAAGAATGCGGAGACTATCAAGAAAGGCTACCGTTCCGCCAAGAAGAGAAATGTAGCTAAAGCCGGTCATTGCCAGGAGTGCATTGATTACGTAATACATCAGATTGGTTATACCAGCGCTGTCTGCGTCATTGCTGAAGATTTCGGTATGAAGCGCATCCAGAGCGTAGAGCGTTCTTTGCGTCAGTATTTGAGCGACAATTATGTTAAAATAGAAAAAGCTAATAAGGAATATGAATCTTCAAGAGAACATCAAGAAGGAGTTTGATGCTGCCAAGGATAAGGTGCAGTTTTTGAATGACCTCAGAAAGTATATCAGTTCCTTATCTCCGGAGAAAGTCAACCCTGTAGATTGCGTGCTTTGGGTTGACAAGGATATGGTTGTAGCCAACAACTACAACCCTAACCATGTGGCAGATAAGGAAATGCGTCTTCTCTATACATCCGTGAGGGAAGACGGTTACACAATGCCTATCGTTACCATTTGGGACGAGAAGCTGCAGAAGTATGTAATCATCGACGGTTTCCACAGAAACCTCGTTATTCGCAAGTTTGCGGACATCAATGAGCGATGTGGCGGAAAGCTGCCGATTGTAGTCCTAGACAAGGACATCGACCAGCGTATGGCATCAACAGTAAGACACAATCGTGCCCGTGGAAGTCACTCTGTAGATGGAATGGTAAACATCGTTTTCAATATGCTCAGAGATGGTGTGTCTGAGCGTGAGATTTGCGAAAAGGTAGGTTTGGAGCAGAAAGAGCTTGTAAAGCTTAAGTATGTTACCGGTTTCGCCAAGATTTTCAGAAGCTATAAGTATAATGCGGCTATCGAAAAGGTTGTCGACGAGAGACGCGTAGCAAGAGAGACAGCCAAGAAGAAGGAGGATAAGAAATGAAAGTAAAGTCAGTTAAGCTCAGTGAAATCTTTCCTTACTATGACAACCCTCGTGACAACACGAATGCGGTTGAGCCTACCAAGGAGAGTATCAAGCGTTTTGGATTCGTTAAGCCTATCCTCGTTGATAAGGCAGGTGTAATCATTGCCGGTCACACAAGATACGTGGCTGCTTACCAGTTGGGTATGGAGTTCGTTCCTGTCGTTTACTCGGATATGGATGACGAGATGGCAAAGAAGTACCGCATCCTCGATAACAAGCTGGCAGAGAAATCTTCCTTTGACGAAGACCAGCTTTTGGAGGAATTGCGCAACATGGAGGTTCCTACCGATATGCAGGCATTCTTCTTTGAGGACATCAATCAGATGCTCAACTTCTCCCTCGACAGCATCAATCAGCAGGCAGAAGAGTATGGTGGCTTCCAGGATGACTATTCTCAGGTGGAAGAGGAGAACTTCGAGGCTCCATCAAATGAAGAGGCTGGTGAAAGCGAGGAAGCTCCTTCGGATGTGGAGGAAGACCCTGCCAAGGATTTGTTCGTTCTCAAAGAGCGCGAGGACGGTTCGCATTATATGAAGGTCGTTTGCCCATATTGCGGAAATATGGAAACAATAGAAATTGAGGATTAACAGGTATGGAAGAGATTAAGATTAATGACAAGGTAATTGAGTTACCTATTGGCAGTATCGTGCCTCATGACGGTTCGCACAAGACCGACGAGACGGCAGTACAGGCAATCATGCAGTCCATCAAGGATTTCGGCATCACTCAGCCTATTTCCGTTGATAAGAACAACGTGATTGTAACCGGTAACGGTGTGTATAAGGCTGCTAAGGCATTGGGAATGGATAAGGTTCCATGCATCCGTGTCGACTATCTGACTGACGAGCAGATTAAGCAGTATAGAATCGCTGATGACAAGACGTCCGAGTTTGCCACTTGGAACGAGAAGAAGCTTCGCAAGGAGCTCTCCTATCTCGGTGATCCTAACAGCATTCAGTTTGCTTTCGATGAGAGCATTGCCGGTATGCTTGGACTCAACGCTAAGCCAAAGGAACAGAAGCCTGCGGCCGCACCTTCAAAGGCTGAGACTAATCATACGGCTAAGAAGGTCGTAACGGAAGCCCAGAAGGACCAGAAGTTCAAGGAGGAAATGAAGGGCGTTGAGGAGAATATCCAGGTCAAGCCTTCAGAGTATTATGAGTATAATTGTTCCGCTTGCGGTAAACTAGTAAAAGTTAAGAAGCCATGACAGATGAATCATCACAGCCGAAAGCAAAGTCTTTCGTACACAGAATACCAAGACCGAAGGGGAGACCACCGAAGTTTGACACCCCGGAGGAATTGTGGGATAAGTTTGTGGAATACTGTGATGATGTTGAGAACAACCCTTGGCAGCAAAAGGTCGGCAGCAACTCCATCGCTGGCGCAGGCGGAAAATCCAGCAACTCAATGAGGCAGGAGGTTCGCGTGCTGCCAAGGGCTTATACCCTCTACGGCTTCATGGCTTTTTGTGGAATAACCCAGAAATGGGCGGACTTCCGCAGGGGAAACACCAAGAGAAGCAAGGGTTTCGAGGCAACCATTGCACTCATCGAGAACGTGGTGTGCTCCCAACAACTTGACGGAGCGTTGATACACCAGTTTGACAGCAGCATAGTTGCCCGTCTCAACGGATTGGCAGACAAGCATATCCAGGAAGTTACAGGTAAGGATGGTGAGGACTTCAAGTTCCCTAAGCTGTCCATGGATGACATTAAAGAATTACAGAAGATAAATGGACTTTGAGAAACAACGTCTTCTTCATAAGCAGTTGGTGGCTTCTTCACTGCTGCAATTCACTACCAAGATGTTCGCCTACACGGCTCAGAGAGAGTACGTTGTAGGCGAACATCATAGGATTATATGCGATGCACTGATGGATGTAATAAAGGGCAAGACAAATAAACTTATAGTAAACATAAGTCCTCGTTATGGAAAGACTTTGCTTTGCTCTCAGATGTTTATCGCCTATGGATTGGCTCTTAACCCAGCAGCGAAATTTCTTCATATATCTTATTCCAGCGGACTTGTACAGGATAATTCTGTGGCTGTCAAGGATATTATTATGTCCCCATATTACCAAACGCTATTCCCAGAAGTTAAGTTCAAGAAAAGTGATAATACACGTGCCAAGTGGAGCACGACGGCTGGAGGTGGAGAATATGCCACTTCTACCCTAGGACAGATTACCGGTTTCGGTGCTGGTCAACCAGACTGGACAGAAGAGGAGATAGCAAACATGGATAAGTTCACAGCCAAATTCAATCCAGCCATGTTTTCGGGCGGAATAGTCATAGACGATCCCTTGCGACCAGAAGATGCCTTGTCAGACAAGGTTCGTGAGAGCATTAACAGAAGATTCGAGACCACCATACGAAACCGTGTAAACTCACGACACACCCCGATTATTATCATCATGCAGCGTTTGCATGAACATGACCTATGTGGCTATCTGCAAGAGATTGAGCCGAATGAATGGACTGTTGTGTCACTGCCCGTCATCCAAAGGGACGAGGATGGAAATGAAAAGGCTTTGTGGCCATACAAGCACACCCTTGAAGAGTTGCATAAATTGAGAAATGCCAGCGAGTTCGTGTTTGAGACACAGTACATGCAGAACCCGACCCCAATGGAAGGTCTTATGTACCATGTCTTCAGAACGTACGACGCACTGCCAGATCGACGCAAGTGCCGCATGATAGGAAACTACACAGACTCAGCAGACACAGGTTTCGACTTCCTTTGTTCCATCTGCTTTGACGCTCACGATGACGGCTATTATGTAACCGATGTCCTCTACACAAAGAGGCCTATGGAGTTCACTGAGCCAGCGCAGGCAAACATGCTGAAACGGAACGGAACGGACATATGCTTTGTTGAGAGTAACAATGGTGGACGTTCCTATGCTCGAAACGTAGAGAGGGAGACAAGGAAGATTGGCAACGGAAAGACGAGATTTGTCACGTTCACGCAGTCGAAGAATAAGATGATTAGAATATTCACTCGTTCAAACGAGGTAAACAATAAGCTCGTATTCCCTTCTAACTGGGAACAGTTGTGGCCAGAGTTCGCCCACGACTTGAAATACTACCGTAAGGAGGGATATATGGCTCACGATGATGCTCCAGATGCCGCTACGGGTATCATTGAGAAATGCGAGGAGTGGCTTAACAACGCTACAAACTCACAGCTCATGAGGGGCGGCTTCTTGTAATTTCTTTTTATTCATGATTTCGGGTGTCTGGTCGAGAGAACGGACGCCCTTTATTTATCTGATTCTCAGCGGTTTACGTTTTAGTATTTTTAACTAAAATAATTCTTGGTATATTTGCATATATCAAATAATTTTCGTACCTTTGCATATAGATAAAAGGTAGTACTTTTGGTTTACCAGGTCGCTATCTTACAAGTTGAACCAATTAAAATTATAAAGATTATGAAGAAATTAGTTTATGGTTATTTCGAGTGCTTGAATCTCTCTGAGATTGCTTCATTGATTGATGAGTGTAAGGTGAATGAAACCATGGCCTATGTCATCACCAACGGTTGTGGCAGTACATTCAAGTTCTACGGATATGGAACTTTCAATGGAGATGCCGAGGATTGGGGATTTGAGGATGCTACCTGCGGAATGTTCCAGGGTGAGAAGTGCTATGAGGAGGTAAAGCACAAATATGAGGTAATGAAGTCTAACGGTGAATTTAAGGAGGACTAAGCTATGTTTGATTTGGTTGAGACAAGACTTCTGAAATACAAGAAGCACATCATACAGGTTTTCGAGGATATGTTTGGACAGAGATACGTTTACATCGACGGTATCACGCCGGCATATTCAGTTAATAACGCTAAAAGAATGATTAGCCTATGTTATCAACAGTAATAAATACCGATGGTCTCTGCAAGAATGTGGAGCCATCAAACGGAGAGGATTTCTCACTGGAAGAATTGAGAGGGTTCGTGGGAGGACACATCGAGATGGTCCGACTCAGCAAATCGCAGGTGATGGTGGTCAATGAGGAGGGCAAGGTTAACGATCTTCCAGAGAACCAGTACGCCACGATGCTAGTCAACATAGCAGGCGTCAGAGACGTGATAGTAGGTAATGTATTAGTTTGTGACATCAATAAAATTAAGTAACATGGATAAGGACGAATTGAAGCAGTATTTGATTGACGAGGCAGAACACACCGAGTCAGAGGTTAACGAGATGGATTCAACTGAGCTTTTGGATTCATGGTTGCAATACAATGGTATTATTGGTTACACTGATGACATCAAAGATGTTATCGAAGCCGCTTTCGGTGTTAGCCTGGAGGACTAGTCATGGAGGCCGAGTATATAGGAAAAGATGGGTATGGGCGCGAAATGCGCCTGTACCATAGCTGCAACACAGTCTTCCGCGACCACATAAAGAATGGTCGTGTTGTCAGAACTGGGCAGCAGATGGTTGACAATAGAATCATCATGATGTTTGGTGCCAGACACATTAGCGGTGCTTACATTTATGACGAGGTGAAACGCATATATGGAAAGAGCCTATGAAACCAATGTTAGCAACCAAGTATTATCCTTCGCAGGTTAAGTTCCCATGTTTCGTTCAGCCAAAGTATGATGGTGTACGTTGCATTCTCCAAGAGGGAGAGGACGGAGAGGTTCACCTCGTATCTAGAGGCGGCAAGGAATATGATGTACCACAGATTAAGAAATGGGGAGAGAAGCACCGTGGCATTCTTCCACTAGATGGCGAGATATACAACCACCAAGAGCTTACCTTCCAGCAGATTTGCTCAGCAGTCAAGTGTCGCTCTGAACTTACATCAAAGCTAAGGATGGTAATCTACGACAATCAGTTGTCGAGGTGTTTCTCACTCAGATGGAGAGCATTGCAGGAAGTATTCAGTACTATCTCCCCAGACGATCCAGTCTATCTTACACAGACGTTCGTTGCCCACTGCGAGAAAGACATCAAGCGTTGGCACAAGGTCTTCGTTTCCACAGGCTACGAGGGAGCTATCATCCGCAATGCAGATGGAACCTATACCGAGGGCAGAAGCAATGACCTTATGAAGCTGAAGGCATTCGACACAAATGAGTTCGAGGTGGCAGACGTGTTGGAGGCTGGGGGAAATGATGCCGGCACGGCAATCTTCAAGCTAAAGGTTAAGGGTGAGGTGTTCTGTGCAAGACCGACAGGCTCTAAGGCTCTGAGGGCGCAATATCTTGCAGACAGGGATGAGTTGATTGGGAAGATGGCTACCGTCCAGCACCAAGGCTATTCGGACGCTGGAGTGCCAAGGTTTCCAGTGATGTTAAACATAAGGGACTACGAGTGATGGGAGCATTCAATATTAACACCTACTACGGATGTGCCAGTTGTGAGGCAGCTGACAAGTATGGGAACGGATGTAAGCACGGATTGATGTTCCCCGTTCTACTTATCATGGCAAATGCCAAGGAATGTCCGAATTATAAGTTCAAAAATAAATCTTTTGGCTCAACATAATAAAAAAGCATTTTATACGTTACTGAAAATAAAAATTATGAAGATTTACGTTTGCAACACAGGGGATCAGGTGCAAGACTATATGAAGTTTTATGTAGTTGCCGCCAGCAACAAAAGAGAGGCATATTCCGTACTAATGAAGTACATCAAGGATCCAACAGAGTATGTTTATGAAAGTGACATTGCTGAATTAGACAAGGCTTTCGCAGAAGTTGAGGATGCTTGTGTATTGTATTCAAGTGATTAAAAAAATGGTTCAACACAATAAAGTACCATGTGGTGCGTTATATGAGTATCAATTAATATTCATAAACTAAAGCTTAGCTACCGGCATGACGGGCGCATCATATGGGAAATAGAAAATTTGTTCCACAGGTAGGAAACCATCTTGTAACCATCTCGAACATTTTAGCTGTTGTTTCATTTATAGCCATAATAGGTTCAATTATAACTTGGATAAACGCCTTGAATACTTCTGGCGGTTATGGATATGAAAGTTCAAGTATTAGTGGCGTACAGGCATTTGGCTACGTTATTGACTCATTGCTTTGCCTAGTAGGTTCTTTTGTACTCAGAGGATTCTCGTTTATCGTGAAAGCAGCTGTACGCTATCTTGATGAGAAAGGTGAGTTTGATGAAAAGTAAAATGTAATTGCTATGTCATCAAAGCTTATAGTAGATCAAAAGAACGTAAAGTATCTTTTTCAAGATAAAAAAGCTACGTTCTTGATTCCTGATTATCAGCGTCCGTATGCTTGGGGAGAAGACGAATGTAAGGTCTTATGGGAAGACTTATTTTCCTTTTCATTCCCGAATAACAACTGCGACAGCTTCGATTCTTCAGAGAGTTACTTTCTCGGTCCTATAGTAACATTCCGTAATGACGAAGGGAAACTTGAAATCATTGACGGTCAGCAGCGTCTTACGACCTTGCTTCTCTTACTGCGAGCTTTCTACAATCGCCTGGAGCACATGAAAGACAATCGTTCAATCAAGATGCGAGAGGACATAGAAAAGTGCATTTGGAGAGCAAATGAGTTCGGAGAGTATGATCCAAACGACTTGAAGATAAATTCGGAGGTTGCAACTGATAACGACAAGGAAGAGTTTATGGATATACTCCGGAAGGGAACATCAGAAGGAAAAAGTCGGTATGCGACCAACTTCAGATACTTTCAAGACAAGATAGGAAAATTCATTGAAGAATACCCTTCTTTCTTTGCACTATATCCAGCTCGCATACTCAATAACTGCGTACTACTTCCGATAGAGGCTGAGTCGCAAGATACTGCTCTTAGGATATTCTCGACACTTAATGATAGAGGTAAGCCATTGTCTGACTCAGACATCTTCAAGGCACAGCTCTATAAGTTCTACTCATCCATCGGAAAGAAGGAAGAGTTTATCACTACATGGAAAGAGCTTGACGAACTCGTTACAAAAATATTCCACCCATATCGTGGAACACCTTTGGATGAGTTGTTTACACGCTATATGTACTACGAGAGGGCTTTGCTGAAGAATCGTAGTTCTATGACAGAAGGACTTCGAAAGTTCTATGAGAAAGATGGATATGTCCTACTTCGACGAGAGCAGACTTTAGAGAATCTTGTCTTGCTAGCCGACTTCTGGAAAGATGTATATTCTCAGAATGAAGACCGTTTTTCCGTGGATGTACTAAAGCGCTTGTTTATATTGAATTATGCGCCTAACAGTTTATGGACATATATCGTATCGGTATATTTCATGCACTATAAGAATGCTGAGAATATGCTAGACAACGAGAAGTTCTATTTGTTCTTGAATCGTTTGATAGGCTTTATTTGGGCATATGCTATCAGCAACCCAGGAATAACAGCCTTGCGAGCACCGGTCTTTAACGAAATGGTGAATATCATAGAGAACAAAGAGATAGCTTTCGAGAACTATCTATTCCAAGAGGAATTGTTCCGTTCGCAATTCACCAACTTTAGTTTTTCAAACACTCGTGCGATTACGAAGTCGATGATTGTGTGGTGGGCATTCTCTTTCGATTGCCAGGAATTGCTTCCTCTTGACGCAACATATGATATTGAACACATCTTCCCAAGGAACAGGCAAGTCAAGGAAGGTGGATTGTCGAGTGACGATGTTCTTGAAATGTTGGGAAACAAATCGGTATTGGAGCGAAGAGTTAATATTCGGGCATCCGATTACAGATTTGCTGACAAGATTAAGTATTATAATGGTGAGTTCAAATCCACAGGCGAGAGGATTGGAACTAAGATACACGAATTACGAATGCTGTCACAGACGTTGACAGATTTTACAGAAACGGATATTAGAGAGCGCACGTCAAGAATGCTTGATGAGTTTATCGCTTACCTCAAATCTAACTCTCTGATTTCCAACAAATTAAATTCGTAATTTAGGTTAAAAGATTTGGTAATTTGACAAAATTTTCGTACCTTTGCATATAGGATAAAGGTAGTAATTTTGTCTAAGAGCCTACTAAATAGGGCAACTGCAATGTTACGACCTGCCGAAGCTGGGACGCTAGCAGAGGTGAATCTGAGGGCGTAATGAGCGGCTGCCCTTCTTTATAAAATGAGCTCGATGGTTGCTTAAACAGATTCTTATGGCAACAAAGAAAGAACAGAGCTTACAGGAGCTCGCACAGGAAATGCTGGTCACGGTAAAGAAAGACCAGGAGTGGTTAACAGGTCAGAAGATGGTTCTCGCAGACATCCAGGACAGAATCGACGAGTGCTTCAAGAAAGCACAGGGATGCGACTTGACGAAGGGAGTGTACTCCACTACACAGATGGCGAAGGAGCTTGGCATGAGCAGCGCACAGAAGCTGTATGAGGAACTTCGAGACACAGGCATCGTATTCAACCAAGGTTACGAGTGGATGCTGACAAGCCCCTACTCCACCTATCAGTTGACGGAGGTAACGACACGCATAGTCAAGGGAAAGTACATAAGAAGACTCCTTTGGTCTGAGCGAGGAAGAAGATTTCTCCTTGCATTGAAAGACAAGAACGTCATCTGTACATTCCCGAAGCCGAAGATACCGAAGTCCATTGAGGCTCCAACAAAGGAGAAACCGAAGGAAGAGGCTAAGGTGGTCGATGAAGTCAAGACCACAGAGGTTGTCAATCAGCCAGAGCAAGTAGCCAAGGTTGAGGTAGAAGTAAAGCCAGTCAATCCACTTGTCAAGAAGGCAGAGACATTGAAGGACGAGATACATTGTCTTCTGTCACTCATCAACGAGGTAGGAAGCGGAGAGAAGACGCTTCTCATGGGAGACATAATGACTATCTCCACCACGATCAACGAACACGTCAGCAGCCTTGCATTTGAGGCTTACAAGACATTGAATACTCCATCGAGGGCTTGAACCAATTAAAATTCCAAGAAAAGATTTGGATTTATCAAAATAAAGTATTACCTTTGCAGCGGTGAAGGAGAAAGATAAAAGGATTGGGTGAGCCGTTCACACGTCGGCCTTCGGGCGCAGACTTCGGAAGGACCCCAATCCTCTTTTATTTCAGTAACCTCATCGTGTATAAGATTTCGCCATCGGTGAGTTTTGTCTTAAACTCGATTTTCTTTCCATTATATTCAGCTTGATAGACATTGAAGAAGCAATCGTGGTGTTTGCCTTGCTCTTTTCTAACGAACTTTCCATTAGGAAGCCAATCCTTTATGTTCAAGGCAACTTGTATCGTATCGGGCAGATGAGAGTTATTGATGTTCTTAGAATATGTCTCCGTAAGGAACTTCTTATTCATGATTATTTCTTTCTCACCCAAGAACAAATAAAGCCTCTTTGCCGTCTCTTTCTCGTATATCTGAACTTCTTTCAGATTCTCTGTTGCCCATTTGTTGATTGACTTTGTGAGTTGAGCTTTTGTCTCATTCGATACTGATGGAACGCGAACAGTCTTCTTTTTCTGTGTTTTCTCAACCTTGGCATATTGAGTGATATAGGATGATTGCTTTACCTTGTCTTTATTGTCATCCACCCAATTCGTGAAGTTCTTAGGCATAATATTGTTTGGCAGTTTACCACTCCAATACTCTTTCTCGCTCATTATTACCGGGATGGCATAGCACATACAATTCACGTGCCAACCGACCCAAGGGAAATAGCTCGGGTATATGCCAGCAAGCAAATCACACATATCGTGTTTATGGCTAGGATTGTTGGTTGTCTTTATCTCCTTACCTTTAATATAGTCCATCCTAGCCCATCTTTCCTGCTCCGCCGACCGATATGCCATGTTAATCTCGTTACGTGCCAGGCGCACACTTCTGTACTCGCAGTTCTGAATGGTTATGGCCTTGCCGAACTTCTTCTTGTAGTCCTTGGCAAGCAGTGGGTAGTCGTTGAGATACTTGCTTACTTTCTTACTGAGTTTGACGGCACTCATACCTTTCTCTATTGAGGTGGACAGGGTTTTCTCCAAAGCCTCCTTTACGTCTTCCCTTTGGTTCCAGATACGCTCGGAGAGATTGAGTCCCTTTACTTTTCTTTCGATGAAGGCTTTCTTGGCTGCATTGTTGTGCTCGTAGTAAGCTTTCTCCTTATTCTCGCCTATCTTCCTCACGAAGCTCTTGATAACTCTTTTGGCGAGCAGGTCCTGCAACGTGTTGCTGTTCTTCCACTCGTCAGAGATGCCACTATACACCAGTGCTTGCATGTTATTGGAATAATAGTCGAGCAGGGCATTTACCTTTTTCTCCGTCTTAGGGTAGTCGGCAAAAGAGAACTCGCCATCCCCATCGTAGTCGGTGGAGGTGGCGATCTTACTTGCTTCCTTAGCCAGCGTTCCGTAGATAACCAAAATCTTCTTGGTATATCCGTTCAGTCGCTTAGCCAAGTCCTTGTATGCCTTCTTCTGATTAGGCAATTTTGGCTTTTTCATACAACTTTGGTTTAAAGTGTTCACAACAGTCCCAATTCAGCAGCATGCAATATTTCTGAAACTTGCATCTGCATAGTATTGGCTTTCCTGCCAGACTCATGCTATGATGATCGTAGGCATGAGCACATTCACGGCAAAAATGTCTTACTTGGTCAGCTTTCTTCTTTCTCATTACTCCTCAGAAAATAAGTTAGGCATTGCGGCGGCATTTCTCTCCGATTCAGCTTTGTCTTCTTCGATGATTTCCTCATAGGTAGCATCTGGGTCGTCGGAAATGCCGGCACGTCTGATTGACTCCTTTTGGCTGATGATAGGCTTGTTTCCGTTACCCTTCATCCACTTGTCTATCTGCGTCATTTCGTCCTCTTGTATGAAAGGAGTGATTACATGTTCGATAGTTATCTCATCCATTCTACTCTCCCATTTCTTGTTCATCTGACCGAGGAAAGCCTTGATGACATTAGCTTCTCTCTCGAAGCCCTCAATCCAGGCACCAGACTCCTCTCCCACTTTCAGGTGAGCGTCCATAAGTAGTGTCTTTCGAGAATCATAACCAATGTTTCCCAAGGACTTCATGTTCTCGAAGCTGATGTCTGGCATCTGAGACTGCATGAAGAAAAGTTTGATGAGTGTATCAACGTGATATTTCAGAGCCTCTATAGCCTGCTGCCAGGAAACATAACTCACATCACCATTATCCGTGACACGGAAAATTCGTTGCGTAGCACCTTTATGCTCTTGTCCAACAATGCTTCCCGCAACCTTTAATACAGGAGCAGAGTTGTAAGCGACAACGTCACTGTTTCTAGAGATAGTGTATTCGATGTTCTCTCGGATAGGCTTAAATCCCTCCCAGCAAGGCTCGTGTCGGTACCAAAACACAGCAGGTATCTTGCCTATGCTTATTTCATCTTCTGCCAGTTGACTCCAACCTTTTGCCTTATCCCCTAAAGATAGGTTCCACTTATAGTGCTTGTCGGCTGTATAAGTCTCAAAGAAAGTGTACTCGTCGTCTGCTATCTTCTGTTTGTATTCAAAAGAAAGAGCAAGCAGATCACCATACTCATCAAAATATGGGTAGATATCAACTCCATCCATTGGCGAGAACGTCTTGCACTTCAGCTTGTACTCGCTGTCAAAGCCATACAGCTTGTTACGTTTCTTCTGGGCATACCACAATGTAAACATCTGACAAGAGGCATAGTAGCACTTTGCTCTGTGCATGTTCTCGGTATCGATGTGGGCATAAGTGTAGATTTTCTCTATAGCCTTGACAATCTGTTTAAGTTCCTCGTCATTCTGATTGTAGTGATAAATACGCTTTGGAGGAATTGCCACTGTGAACTCAGAGATTCTTCGTGTCAAAAGCTTTTCAAGGCCGATTGTAATTCTAGCCGCTCTTTCTACCGTTCCATCATCTAGGAATTTGTCTGGTCTGCCAGCCTTATCTTCCACGATTTCGTGAAGCTTTGGCTCATACTCTTTAAGAAGATCACCCCAATCTGGGATGTCCAATGTGCGTTGTTTGAGAACTCCAATGACTTCCCCAACGTCCTTTTTGTTAAATAATTCATTGAAATTTATCATAATCTTCGAAGTTTAATGATATGCAAAATTATTCATATATTCGCATATTTTCGCCGTTTTTAGTATTTTTAACTAAAAAAGATGTCGGTATATTTGCATATATCAGATAATTTTCGTACCTTTGCATATAGATAAAAGGTAGTACTTTTGATTAATCAGAGCCTACCAAGAACATAAGTTGAACCAATTAAAGATAAAAATTATGAATAATTCAGTTGAAACAAAGAAGGCAGAGGTTGTAAAGAACATTGAGAATGTGTTTGAGTCAGCCACAAAGAAGATTCAGAACATCATTTCTGTTTGCCCTGATTGGGAGGTAGAGGGTATTGACTTAGGCTACAAGTCACTTATCGTCCACTTGAATTTGAAGGGAGTTGGAAGAGACAGAGACATGGTGATTCGCTATCAAGCTAAAGTTGGTAATTTCCAGGAAGAGTCTTTCAACACCAATGTGGCATGCTGCGGTAGCTTCGACCTTCTTGACGCAAACGACAACCTTAAATATTACACAGCGGTTGGCGACATCCTCAACCATAAAGATATGCTTTCACTTTTGAAAGATACTATGGTCCACTTCACAAATAAATTCATTGAGTTGCGTAAAGAGTATGATAAATTAGACAAGGAGGATTAATTATGACAAAGCAAGAAGAAATCGACATTCTACAGTCCTTGAAGCGTGATACCTATTTCGCCCAGTACTTCGGAAGTAAGGACATTGATCAGATGTGTCAGAACATCAATAACGACTTCGCTATTGAGGGTGGATGCGGATTTAGCCAGAAAGCTGAGCAGCTTCAGAGAATCATTGATGACCTAAAAAAGGAATATGTCAATAACATGCGTAATTGGGGTATGAAGATAATTGAGGCTATCAGTAGTGGTACCGATGAGGATGAAATCTATGGTATTGTCAAGGATGAACTCGGAATTGACGAAATCATTAAGTTCAAGCATTCGAAGCACATTGAATTAAACGATGATGAGTTGAACTATTTAGTATCGAAGATATGAAAGTAAATACTCCTGACGAAAGATTACCGAGAGAGGTTAAGGGTCTCGTCTCAGCCATCCAAAGAAAGGATGGAAATTGCGAGGATTGGCTCAATGCATATAACAAGCACCCTTTCGATTTCACTTGGAATGGACACAGAATGACGGTCGAAGACCTTCACGCCTCCTACGGAGTTATAGGCTACACCATCGAATATCGTGGAGTCACGATAGATGTAGATAACGAATTACACGCAATTAGAATCATAGACAATGACTAGATATCATTCATGCAAAGATTGCATCGCCTACGGCTCATGCAGAGACAGTAAGGCTGGACAGAGTGGTTACATCTGCGACCAATGGGATTGGAGATACGCAGGATCGTGGTTTGACAATTAAAGATTAAGAGCAATGAAAACAGAAAAAGTAACAAAAGACGATTTGATTAATACGCTCAAAGAGCGAGGGATTAAAGATGAGATCAAGCAAGAGAAAATCGTTGAACGCTTGCAAGTCAATGGTTGTTTGATAGCAATGGTGGCAGACGTTCTCGACAACTTGATTAAGGACGAGGAGGACATGCTGAAATTGTTAGAGGTAAAGTACAAGAACGAGCAGAAGATGTACCGAAATAATATGATGGACGCTGCAAAAAAATACACCTTCAATATGAAGGGATTTACTCAGCACTTCTTCGGTACAGAAATCAACGACAACCTGGAGGACAATGCCCAGGACATCTACGACATCATCAAGCTTCTTGCGGACCACACTAACGACCACAAGGATATGGAAGTGATTAAGAGAAACCTCAGAAAGAGAAAGTTGAACCATCATATTTTCGATTAAGATTATGGCAGATTATAAAGTTGAAGTAGATTTATCGAATTTGTTCGATGATATGACCATCAACGAGCAGAAGAACTTCTTAGTTGATAAGTTCAGTTCCTTACCTATAGACAAGATGGAAGAGGTAGTAAGCGAAATGCTGGAGAACCTTAATGGCGATCAGACAGCCAAAGTTATAGAAGACGCTTTCGATAACTTGCATGAGCAAGCCCAGGAGCACGTAATCAACTATGTGAAAGGGTAAGGCTATGATGTTAGGAGAAATGATAACTCGCAGATGTCTGCTTACCTTGGATGGGGGGGCAAAGATTCAAGCCGTTCTCACTATGCCGAAGCCGACAAAGCCCATCTTTCTAAAGAAAATGGAGCATCAGTTTATTAATAGTTTTAATCAATCGCAGCCAAATGCGGTTCACAAGGTTATTAAGTGTCACATAATGAGAAATTAAGCTTATGGCTACAGCAAATTTTGAGATAGGAAACAAAGAATTTGAGGTACGTTTCATACGTGAATCAGGTTATCCTCCAACAAAGAATGAACGTGGTTCTTCATTGGTTGAGTATGATGTAACTACATACAAGAATAATCAACCAATGATGAAGAAATTCAATCAAAAGAAACGAATTTATTTCGACCTTGAAGGTAATGTTTATAAGAATAAGCAGAGCAACAAGGTGTGGTTCAATTTTTATAAAGCAAGTTGATAGATTATGAAAACAGCAAGACATATTGTAATAGACATAGAAACATTAGGTAGAAGAAATGATGCCGCTATTACTCAAATTGGCATAGTAACAGCAGATGAAAATTTCGATGTGTTAGATCGTTATCTGATACAAACAGAACCTAAAGCTTGGAATACTTGTGAAAGAACATTCACTGGAGAAACTTTACTCTGGTGGATTCAGCAAAAGAACAGTCCAGAAAGCAATAAGCCTACTCATATTGTCCATAGCTACAAATATTTAGTAGATAAGCTATATCAAATCTTTAATAGATACAATACAGAAGACACTATAGTTTGGACTAAAGGGACAATGGACCTATTTTGCATTAAAGATATATGCGAGTATCTTAATATGGAAGCTCCCTGGAAGTTTTGGCAACCTAGAGACATCAGAACCGCAAAGGAGTTCATAAAAGAGTGGAAGACTTTTGAGATTAATAATCATAACGCTCTCGATGATGCTTTGAATCAGTTGAGAGAGTTGAAAGCTAACTTAATTGAAAGATAGATATGGAAGCAAAGATTAATATAGTGGAAATCCTAAAGGATAAGCCGCAAGGAACGAAGTTATATTCTTCCGCTTGTGGTAAATGCAAGTTAGAAGAAGTAGATGATAAAAGTTTCAAAATATCCTTCTATAATTCAAAGTTTGGTTTTATGAATGGTGGAGAAGGGTATCTTGATAAGAATGGCAAATTGTATGATGATGGAGAATGTGTCGTTTTTCCATCAAAGGAAATGCGAGACTGGCGCAAATTCTCTTGGAAGAAAGGAGATGTGTTAGTAAGTAATGATGGAAAGAGAGAAGTCCTTTTCAAAACTTGGGAAAGGGATAGTTATACAAAGTTCGTAGGTCTTCATTGTCTAATTTTCAATGATAATGAAGAAGTTGAATATGATAATGGTACAACAGTCTTTAACACCAATGATTTTAAAGGTATTGAGACAGAAGATGTTGCTCAGACCTACATCAACACCGTCGAGGAGCGATTGGGTGGTAAGCTCAATCTAGAGACTTTGGAGATTGAGCATACTGAGCCTAAGCAAGAATTCAAGGATGGGGATATATTGTATTCCAATTTGGTTGGAAATGAAGTATTCATAGCTAAAATAGAAGAAAAAGGTATCTTGCATAGTTATGTATATATGGATATATATAATAAAGTTCTTAACATAGATAAAGATGAAACTTTTTCTATGTCTGGTTGTATATATAATGGTAATATTCGTCTAGCCACTGACTCAGAGAAGCAACAACTATTCTCAGCATTGGAAAAGGAAGGCAAGCGTTGGAATCCAGATACCAAACAAATTGAGGACTTGCCTAAGAAATATGAGCTTAAGCCATTTGACAAGGTGCTTGCAAAGATAGCAGGTCATACATGGACAGCAGACTTCTTTAGTCATTACGATGAGAACGATGAAGAATTGCCTTATGTATGTATAGGGTATGGACGAGTTATCCACTGCATCCCTTACAACGAGGAGACCAAGCACCTCTTGGGTACAACTGATGAATGGAAAGGATGAAAAGAGATTTGTGGTTGTTACTACACGCAAAGTGGGTCTTAGATTGGACGAGTGATTTAGGAGACTTCTGTAATAATCATCCGTCCGCCCGCTATGCTCATAATATTTATTTAATAATGTGTAAATTAATTGGATGGCTATGATAGACAAAAATATGATAGAAAAGTATGCAGAAGATTATGCTTACCATAATTGTAGTGAAGAAGAAAATTATGCTGCATATCTAGCTTTTATAGCAGGCATCAACTGGTTCTTAGGTAACCTCTTGCATAGATATAACGAAGTTCCTAGAAATGACTATAGCCAAGTAGTCCTTATCAGGGGAAATAACCAAGCCTTGCCAACTATCCTAGATATGAATGACCTTATGGATAATTCAGAAGGGGAAGGCGACTATGAGTGTCTTTGGAAGGGTATTGTTAAAACTCATCAAATCAAAAAGTGGTTTTACATTGAAGATTTGCTGACAAAAGAAGGAGGTGATCATGATTGAACCAGTTACTATGTATTCTGTTGTTTGTGACAGATGTGGAAAAATTTTGGATGATGGTTCTGTTTGGGAAGACAAAAGTAGTGCAATATCTTATGCTTTAAATTCTAAATGGGCTGAGATAGGTGATAAGCACTACTGCCCAGACTGCTATGAGTTTGACGATGAGTTGAATGAGTATGTTCCTAAAATGATTTATAAAAACGATGTTTTGGGCAATCATCTAGTAAAAGGAACTAAAGTCTTATGCAGAAATTTTAAGTTTGATACTTGGCATATATGGAGAATTGGTTACTTCAAGGGTGAGACAACAGATAAACGATTTCCATATATTGTAATGGTAAATGGAGATTGTATAGCATATTCAGATTGTCTTGCCTACACAGATTATACAAAGATATTGGAAGGCTTCTGTACCCGTTATATCTCTAAGCAATGGCAATTAGAAGCTGCAATAAAAGATATAAAAGAATTAAATAAGTTATAAATGAAAGAATTTAAAGTTGGAGAAAGAGTAACTCTTGAAGTTACTGAGACTGATAAAGAATCTTGCAAAGGGTGCTTCTTTGATAGTAAGAATTTTTGTGAAGTATGGCAACAATACCCTTGTAGCATCAAAGAGCGTTCAGACCATAAAAATGTAATCTTTAAAGAAGTAAAGGAGTAAAGCGTATGGATAAGTTAGAATACATTCCAGGAGATTTGGTAATGACAAACGGAGCGCCAATAGGTACTGCGAAAGATGTCGTTTATCGAGTAACATCGTCAGACCCATCAAAGACTTTAAAGTTAGACGATGGAACAGTTCTGAAAGGCGTTGTCTGTTTAGAGAACATTGAAGGGACAGAAATAGGAGATAAAGGCTATCTCTCTGGTGACAGCTGTGCTTGGGTTAAGGATATTGTTCCTATTAATCTTGTGCCAGCAATTTTGGAGAAGAATGGATGGGATAAATCCATAGGCTGGTTTTACGTTGGCGAAGAAGAGCGTGGCTATCAGTTTTCCAAGGAACTAGATGATAAATGGGATGAGCTTGATAGAAAGACTTATGGTGACTTACAAATCTGTCAATGTCATAATCTTAGAGATTGGAGCTATATAAATGAATGTAATCACGATTTCCGTTTTGAATTTACCTATGTTCACGAACTTCAACATTTATTATATGCCTTGCATATAGATAGTAACTTAAAAATATAATGATATGACACAGAAATATATTGAAGGTGATGTTGTTATGTATGACAACAAAATCATGGTTGTCAAAGAGCCAAGAGATGGAAGTCACTTTGACTTGTCTTGCCCTAAAGAAGGATTGGTGTACTGCTACGTAGGAGTAGATGATATGAAGTCTGTGAATATTATTCCTGCCATATTAGAGAAAAATAGCTGGTATAAAGAAGAAAAAGACGGAAGTGTTTTTTCTTTATCAGAAGTATTTATGGGAGGTGATGAAAATGATGAAGACAATTATACCTGTTTTCAGCTTTATTATCAAAATAAGAAGGATGGTTGGGTTATGGATATGCGTGGAGAGCCATTAAAATTTGAGATTCATTATATTCATGAACTTCAGCACCTTCTCTTTGGTCTAGGACTTAATCACGAAATGGAGGTATAGGTATGGGCAATGATAAGTTATTGAGAACGGATTTTATTCGCCTTAGAAATATGCTGGTAATATTTAGTATAAGATACGCAAAAACCAACGATGAGGCAGCTTCCATACAAGAAGTGATAAAAGCAATAGATAGAAGATTAAGTATTTAACCGCCTTAGGGCATAAAAGATAGAGATATGAATACAAACAACTATTTACGAATAGAAAAGGGACTTGATATATCTAAGATAGATGGATTTATCCCTCAGAATATTGGCGAAGGATTTCAGTTTGAACTCTCTGGGAAAACATATACTACTAAGGGTAGCTATACGAAAAACAAAAAGAGACTTGCTAATATTGAAATTAGTTCTTTTTGTGGTCTTTGTGGTGGTGCAATACATTACTATGCAACATTTTATATTGATGTGAGCAATGTGTGTGGTAATAGTTTTGTAGGAGGATATTTGGGAGGGATTGAAATTCCAAATGAATATAAAACCATCAAAGGGGAGTTTGTCAGACCACTCACTCAAAAGGAGAAAGACGAACAACCAGATAGATGGGATTACTGGTATCAAGTAGGAGATTTAGTTAACGCCTTTGAATCTCTCAAAGAGCTAGAAGGCTTAATTAAAAACTTCAAAAAGAAGTTCTCTTCTAAAGAGTGGAAAGTTGAGATAGTACGCAATTATTAACCGCCTTCGGGCATAAATAGATAGTAATATGAATATAGACAAATTAAAAAGAGCAAATATCTTAGCAAAGAGTTTGATTCCGAAAGTAGATAGCCTCTTAAATATGAGTTCAGTTTCACATAGTAAACTTGCTGATGCCATTTGGGGACTGTCACAGTGTGATAATGAATTTGGAATTAAACTCAAGCAGCTTCTGAATGAAACTAAACAGAGATTTCAGAAAGAGTTTGATGAGCTTTAGTAACTAACCATCCTCTCCTTGGTGACAGCAGGGAGAGGGTAAAGAGAAGAAATATGGCAGATATTATTTATTTTGGAACAAATGGGGAACCAGGGCATCATCCTATTGGCGTTGACAAAATGTTGAGTAATGACGAATATAAAATGTGGTGTGAATGTGATAATTTAGGTTGGATAAATAATATTCAAAAGAACCCTGGGCGGCACCTTGTCAAACACCATGGTGAGGTTTATACAAATTATGGCGTGCCATTCTCTGTAGATGATGAAAGAAATTGTAGTCATACTGAGTTGTTCTGGAAAGGTATTCACACAGAGGACGAAATGATTAGCTTGATAAAGAACAATCAATTTTTATCAAGGCAATTCAAAAAGGAAGATAACAATAAGTAACTATGGATAAGAAAAAAGTTAAAGATTATCTTGCAAAGGCACAAAATGCCTTGTTGAGATATGATAAGGCAGGAGATAAATCAGCGTTCACTAGAGCATTCAATCTCATTCAAGATGCTAGCTTGGAACTCTACAAGTCAGACTGGGTATCTGTTGAGGATGAACCTGCACCAAGACTTGAATGGGACGGCTCTTGGAATGATATTGTTGTGTGCTACAAAGATAAATGGGTACTTCCTTTATCTTACGTTGTACGCAATGATATAGAGTTCACACATTGGCGTAGAATCGAAAAGTTGGAGGAGTAATTATGGAAATTAATGAAAAAATAGATGAAATAATTCAACAAGCAAAAGAAGAAAAAGCTTATATGGAAGCTTTCGACGCATTTGAACAAGAGATATACGACAATGGTTTTCGTGATGCAATTTCTTTTATGCTGTGGAATCCAGCCGAACAAAATTGTTCTAATTGTCGGTATAAAAACAGCAGAGAGCTATGTGGGGAAGATTACTGTGGGCTAAAATACTGGAGTCCAAAATTGGAGGAGTAAGTATGGATAGAAATCAAGCAAAAGAGTTATTGCCTATTATTAAGGCATTTACAGAAGGAAAGGTAATACAAAGTAGGCATATTAAAAGTGGTTCTTCACTTTGGTATGAAGTTGAAACCCCAAACTTTGATAATAATGATTTAGAGTATCGTATCAAGCCAGAGTCTAAGTACAGACCTTTCAAAAATGCAGAAGAGTGTTTGGCAGAGATGCAAAAACATCAGCTATTTGGATGGGTAAAAAATCAAGGTTTATATAGAAATATAGCTAATGTCATGAGTTGTTCTATAACATTTGCAGACAATGAGGCACGTGATGTTAATTACGAGCAAGCTTTTAAAAATTATATATTTGCCGACGGCACGCCCTTTGGTGTAAAAGTGGAGGAATAGTTATGGATAAAAACGTTTGTGATAATACATTAGTCTTTGGTAGCTGCTATGTTAGAAGCTGTATTGAAGTGCCTCCTTTGAATGCAGGAAAGGCTAAATGGAAGGCTTTTTATAATAAGTTCCCTTGGCTTAAAGGTCAACCTTTCTATCTTAGACGTTCATGTTTTTGGGATGGAGGTGAAAGAAATTTGAAGGCAATAAAGATAAAACTTCGAAAGATATAGTTATGGCTGATAAAAGTTTAATGGAAGAAATGCTCCCGATGAAGATTAGTAATTGGGAGTCTATAGAGTATAGTGAGGGACTTAATTGTCCTAAAGAGGAGTGTGATAATAAAAGCTGTAGTTGCCATGCTAGAAATATTATCGGATGGTGTGATACTCCTTACGGCTACATGATGGTCTGTGAGTGCAAGAAGTGCTTCACTAAGTATCGCTTTCACGGAACAATAGATGGCAAGTTTGATTTTGAAAACTTTGCTGACAATTTCCTGATGCGTGTTGAAATGGAAAAAGAAGAATTATAGCTTATGAAAATAGAAAACATAAAGTTCAAGGCTAAGCGTCTTGACAACGGAGAATGGGTAAAAGGCGACTTGGTACACAGCACAAGTTATGTTGGCATAAGTTACCCAAGTGATGAGTTATCTGATGTACCAATAGTGCACAGAGTTGACCCTAAAACTGTCTGCCAGTTTACAGGGCTGAAAGATTGTAAAGGTAAAGAGGTTTGGGAAGGTGATATACTTTCAAATGTCACCAATGATAGTCCTGACGGAATAGTAGTGTTTAAATATGGCGCATTTTGTTTGCTCGCTAAGAATGGTCGTGACTTTTGCGTTGCATTGACATACCTTCTGAGTGAGAAAGATTCATTAAATAGATTTAAGGTTGTTGGCAACAAATTCGACAAGGAGGACTAACGTATGAAGAATAAGATTTTATACTTAGCCAAGTCAGTCGTTTGGTTCGTCTTGTGTTTGCTTGTAGGAGCGTTGACTTTTGAAGGTGTTTGCTCATTGGCTAATAGAAAAGAACCAGCAAAAGAATTTAGTACAACAGTATTTACTAAGAATGGGCATGACTATCTGCTTGTGGACACGAAACACGGAGTTTGTGTTATTCACGCAAAAAGTTGTCCTTGTCATAAAAAGAAGTAGCGTATGAAGATAAGAACAGCAAAGAAGATAATGAACTACTATAAAAGATTTTATGGTAGCAAGTATTGGCTTTGGCGATGGGGTTACTATTGCGGAATGAAAAGTATAGGAAAGAATGCAGGAGACCACCGTATCATCAAGGCGATAAGTTTAACAAGTAAAAAGAAGAAAAACGATGAAGAAGGAAACGTTTGACTTCTCGGAGGCTCTGAGAAGAATGAAAAGAGGAATATTGGTGAAACGAAATGGTAGGGATATGGTATATAAAATAGTAAGAAATGAAATAAGCCCAGAAGAATATTCCCTATATTCAACTTTTCGTTGTGTTAATGAACTAAAACATCTTCATAGAGACATTGATATAGAAAATTCTAAATTGTCTATATTCAAGAACCATCTATTTCTTACACAAGATATTCTCGCAACAGATTGGGAGGAGGTGGAAGGATGAGCGAAGATGATATTGTTCGCAAGATTATGCAAGTAATATACGACTTCAACGATGAGGACGAGTTCTGTAAATGCCCACGTCTCTCTTTGCAACGTGAAGCAAAGATGATAGAGTATTTAGGTAGAGTTTATGCCATCAGACCTGTATATACAGGAAATGGTTACATATTTTTAAGAAAAAAAGATGAAGAATGAAAAAGAAGTATAGTTTCACAAACGCCAAGCCTGTCAATCTCAGAAAGATAGACTATTGGTTTCGTGTTGGGCAGTGTGGTTGCCATAAGTCAGACTTCAAGCCTACTCTCAGAGAAATTCGAGGTAGAGCTGCTGAGAGAAGAAGAGCATGTAAGGAAATAACTAAAGCATTTTAAATATGGAAAAGAAAGTACTGACCCTATCGGTCAAGAAGGAGTGGTTTGACAAAATCGTGTCAGGCGAAAAGAAGGAGGAGTATCGGGAGATTAAGCCATATTGGGCTTCCCGACTGGTAAACCAGAAAGCTGGAAGTGGCGAGGTTTGTTTGAGGGGGTTTGGTGGTTATATTGCCATAATAGGCGAATTGGAATACAAACCATACACTCACGTCCTCTTCATCAATGGCTACCGCAAGGATAGCCCACGAATTAAGAAGGAGATTGAGAGTATCACCATCGGCAAGCCGAAGAAAGGTATGTGCCCTGATAAGTGGTTAGATCATGAATTTTTCATCATCAAATTCAAGTGATATGGCAAAGAAGAAGAAGATTAAAAGTTGCGCTTTTTGCAAGAATTTTACATGTTGCAGTCCATGTGGGTACGGACTATGCTTGCATCTTGGAATGCGTCAAGTCTCTTTCGATGAGGTTTGTAAGGATTTTAAGAGATAAGAAAATCACCATCGGTAAGCCAAAGAAGGGTATGTGCCATGACGAGTGGCTAGATACTGAGTTTTTCGTTATTAAATTTAAATAGATTATGGCTAAAGAAAAGACAGAAATAACAGAGTACATGAAGCTTACATATAAGCTTATGCAATGGGCGATGCAAGAGCCTAGTAAAAGAGGAATACTCATCGTTACTTATGATGAGGAAAGAAATCTCACAGGCGCAGCTCCTGTGGGGAATCCTACAAACCTAGGTATCGCAATAGCTAACGAAATGGAGCAGAATAAAGAGTTTTGCTCCATAGTAGAGAGTGCTGTTGAAGCCCATAAGAAGTTCTTTGGAAAGGGTACTGATAAGTATCTCAGTAGTAAAGAGAAGAAAAACCTTTTGAAATTAACCAAAATTGTAGATATTAGCTACAAGGATTTATGCTGTTCATACCTGCTAATGAAGACAAGCGAAGAAAGCAGAATCCATAAGATAGAACAAAAGGCAAATAACGTTCAAAAGCTCATTCTCAGCATTATCGCAAATTTCGAGAAGGACACCAATACTCATGTTAGAGATATATCCCTTGAAGAGGAAATCGTAAAGGATGAGAAAGGTAACGCTAAGAAACGTATAAGAAACATCAGTATGGACGTTAAAATGTTTTGATTATGACAAAGACTGTAGAAGAAATCCGAGAGTACCATAGAAAGTACTACCAGGAGCATAAGCAGAAGATGCTAGCGCAAGCAAAGAAATGGCGTGAGGAGAACGCTGATCGTGTTATAGCCAACCGCATCTACTACAGTACACATCATCGTATGAAAGAATACTATCATAAGTATTATCTAAAGAACAGAGAAAGAATACTAGAGAACAGTCGAAAAAAAAGAGCAAAAAAAGCCTTGGGCGGCAATATAGAACCCATAAATAAATATGAGTAGAGGAAAGCATTTTAGTGCAGAAGAAATCGAGTTCATCAAAGTAAACGCTTTGGTGATGTCAACGACTGATATTGCAAAGGCATTAGGTCGTAATTATTGGGCAGTGCATCGTAAGATGCAAGAAATGGGAATCAGCAAGAGTCATACATTTACCGCCAATGAAGATTTCATTATTAAGCAGATGTATGGCAAGTATTCAGCAAAGGTTATTGCAACAAAGATTGGTGTTGACGAGAACTCCATCTATAACCGATGCAAGAAACTAAAATTAACGAAAGGAGGTTTACGATGACTACAATATTGACAACCGCAATGGATAAAGAGTATGATGTTATCAATAAGAGCGTAAAAAAGTGCAATCTTATGGAACGCTGGGGTACAAGTCTCTATGTGCAGAGAACCGGTATAGGAAAGGTTAATGCTGCCAGCCATTTAACAGAATTACTGGAAGATAACATGGACGAGACGTTCGATAGAGTAATTTCGATAGGTTGCGCTGGAGCAGCATCCCCTACCCTAAAAGTTGGAGATATCGTGATAGGAAACTCTTATTGTTACCACGATGTGTATTGCGGAGAACCAAACTCCAATGGGCAAGTCCAGGGATTGCCAGCCGTTTTTCCTTCCTCCTTCGAGTGGATAAAGAACTTGGAGAAATACACTCTTGGGACGATAGCTTCAGGAGACTGGTTCGTGAACACACGTGAGAAGGTGGAGCAGATTCTTGCATTCCTTCCTAGATCTTACAATGTATGCGCAATCGATATGGAGTCAGCAGCACTGGCGCAAGTGTGCTACAAAAGAGGTATCGCCTTCACTTCGATACGCATAATCAGTGACAATCCTCTTCTGCCAAACCAACAGGAGCAATATGATACCTTTTGGGACGAGATGGCAGAGAAGGCTTTTGAAGAACTATCTAACATCTTGGCAAAATGATACAGAGTTTCTTAATTGATCATACAAGACTGAAGCCGGGTCTTTATGTTTCAAGAGTAGATAAATGGGGATTGGAGACTGCTACAACATTCGATATTCGTGTGTGCAAGCCAAATAAGGATATGATGTCACCAGCTGTCGCGCACACAATAGAGCATCTGATAGCAGACTACTTACGCAATGATAGCCCTCTTAGAAATTCGGTTCTGTATTTTGGTCCGATGGGATGTCTTACAGGTTTTTACCTTATCCTTAAAGGTACATGGACTTCAAAGCTAATAAAGGAAATGATAGTAGATGCCTTCAAGGCTTGTTCGCTATCAAAGACGATTCCAGGTGCATCGGAAGTGGAATGCGGTAATTATAGGCTCAACGACTTAAAAGGAGCAAAAGAGCTATGTGATATGTTCTCCGTATATCTATCCACAGCTGGACCGGATAAGCTCAATTATCCAGAGTAATATTTATATGTAGTCATAAAGTATTTAATCATTAAGTATATTTTCTTCTAATATATTTGGTGATTAAATACTTTTTTTTTAATTTTGCAGTATTACTTATTGCTATCGCTTCGTACTGGGATATTTCTTGAATTTTATTGTTCAATTAAATATTTAGTTAGAATGAAAAAAAGAACGAAGCAAGTTTTAGTTATTCTGAAACCCAAATCAGAGGCGTTGGGGTTCAGTAGAAAGGAGTTAGAGGGTATTGCTGCCGATGTTGCCAATAACTTAGAACTCGATGAAGAAGCCTCAGACGAGGATGTAAACGCAGAGATTGAAAAGCAGGTCAATGCGGTTCTTCCTTATCTTAAGATTGCGCAAAAGACCGCGCAGCGTACTATCCAGAGCTTTAAGGATAGTCAAGACTTGGATGACGACGAGGTCGATGACGACGATGACGACCCTGCCGGCAACAAGAAACCAATCCGCAAACAGAAGAAAGAGAAAGAAGAGCAGGTCCCAGCATGGGCGCAGGCACTTATTACTCAGAACAAAGCCTTGCAGACCGAAATCCTCGGTTTGAAGTCAGAGCGTGAGAATGATGGCCGCCGTTCTAAGCTGAAGGCGCTCCTTAAGGACAAAGGTACGTTCGGTAAGACCGTCTTGAAGAATTTCGACAAGATGAAGTTCGAGAACGAATCTGAGTTCGACGATTTCTACGATGGTGTTGTGGAGGATTTGGCAGCTATCGATCAAGAGCGTGCTAACGAAGCCCTCGGAAAGCTTGGTGCTCCTGCGGCTCAGAGAAAGCCTAAGCAGGAAGAGGTTGAGGTTATCAAGGACAACGAGATTGATGAGCTTGCCGAAACTATGTAATCTTTAAATTTTAAAAGTTATGTATGGCGTAAGCAAGACAAAAACGTTTGATTCAGGCAAGAAGTCTGTAATCATCAGAAATTACGTGAATGGCATCATGGGTGGTGTCATTCTTGACATGACAGGTTTCTCTGGAGAGTTCATCCAGTGCGGACACATTATCATTCGTGATACCAAGTCTGGCGAGTACAAGCCAATGCCGGTAACAGGTGATGCCTATGCGGCTCTTCCTGAAAACCACGAGTATGTTGGTGTCTGTATGACAACTGCTCCGGCAGATACCCCTCATGTAGGTGTTATGACGGCAGGTGAGGCTAATGATAAGGCTGTCCCTTATCCTGTCGATACAATCAAGGCAGCTTTGAAAACAGCCGTTCCTACTCTTCAGTGGGGACACGATGCAATCGGTTAAGGAGGTGATTTATGCAACAGAGTTCTTTATTTCTTAAGTATATCATGAGTTTCTTCCCAATCTTGAAGACCTTGATTGAGAAGATTAACGGTAAGCGCAAGAACGAGATGACGTATCTCCACAAAGATACATCCATTCTCCGCCGCGTTTATTCTACCGACAACAAATGGGAAGCCGATACAGTTGATACCTCTTACGTAGCTGCTGACTACGTGGCAGTGGATTCTCCGGTTCCTTTGAAGTCTCGTGACAAGATTTCAACCGCCAACGGCAAACTGCCAAAGGTCGGTATGAAGAAAACTTTGAAGGAGTCAGATATCCTCGCTCTCAGACTCATGGAAGCACAGGGCGGTCAGACAGCAGAGATTCGCCGTAAGTTGGCTCAGGACCCGGTAGCTTGTAATGTCGGTGTTGATGAGCGTAATGAGTACGCCCTTCTGTATGGTCTTTCTAACGGCTACGTAGCTGTTCGTGACGACGATAATCCAAAGGAGTTGCTCCGTATCAAGTATCAGTACTTGCCAGAAAATCAGCTCGGCATCAACAATGTTGATAATGGTGTTACAGTTGCAGACTTGAAGGAATGTATCGAGCGAGCATCGAATGATGGCAACACCATCTTGATCTTCTGGATTGGAAAGGCTAAGTTTGACGAATTGAAGAAGGCACAGGACGCTCGCGAGCTTGTTGCCAACTACAAGGGTCAGACTTACGATTCCAACACAAAGCTCCCAGTTCCTACTGCCAGCGTATTCAAGGAGGCTTTCTTGGACGAGACCGGTGTATCATTCCGCATCATCAACCGTACTGTCCGCTTGGAGCAGGATGGTGATAAGAAGAGCGTTAAGCCTTGGAACAACAATATGATTATCGGTGTCTGCTCACAGATGATTGGTGCCCTCGTTTACGGTCAGGTAGCAGAGGCAACCAACAGAGTGGCAGGTGTAACCTATCAGCAGATTGATTACAAGCTTATCTCTCAGTATTCAACAACTGATCCATTGCGCGAGACAACTGCGATACAAGCATACTGCTTGCCTGTCATCGAGGACGTTGACACAATCTATCAGATTAATACTAAGCTGGCAGACCCAACCGTTTCGGTTGATACCGAAAAGGAGGCAGCAGACACAGAGGACGCTAAGGTAACAATCTCTGATGTAACCTATAAGAAGCCGGAGGCTATCACAACTCTCAATGCTCTTGGTGCTACACTTGCTAGTGACGCCAGCGACAAGGAGGTTATTGATGCCTACAATGAGCTGCCTTCTACAAAGAAGAAGGAGTTCAAGGAAAAGGCAGCTAAAGCTGAGGAGTAATCATGAAGACAGTCGGACAAGCTTTGGTGGATGAGGTGCACATCCCTATCCCCTATGGTTTCGTAGAAAACGCCTGCATAAAGCGTGAATTAAGCCCGGAGGATGAGTTTGATTGCGAAGTCGCAAGAAGTAGCCAATACAAGGGCACGCTTGCTGATTGTCTTCTCTCCCTCATACAAGCCGTAAGCTTCTCCGAGGCAGACAAGTCAATAGGCTCTCTCTCGGAAGACCAGCGAAAGGCTATATTAGTTCAAGTCAATCGTTTATATAACTCTATCGGCGAGGAGGAGGTTTCACTTACTCCGAAGCCGACAGTTTACATTAATTGCTGATGAGTCTATTGAGTTTTCATGCCTCAAAGCTATACCGGCAGCAGAAGGTAGCTGGCTATACAGATGATGATGGAAATTATCACCAGGGCAAGACCGAGTGGAAGTTCTGCTGCACTTGTGATGTAGTTCCTGCTGGCGAGGCCAACAAGTTAGTTACATCTGACGGCTCTATTGATTACTACTCCTACGAAGTGCATAACTTGCCCGTAGGAATTGAAAAGTTCTCTTATGGAGATTTTATCAAGCTAGAAATTTTAGGGGCTGAGGAGGTAATTATCAAGGTCAAGGGATTTCATCGTTATCAACTCCAGTGTAAGATATGGGCATAAGAATGACAACCAGCGCTTCCGCTCTTGATGCCTTCCTACATAGAGCCGCAAGGAAGATACAGGAGAATGTGCTTAAGGCATTGAGCAAGCTAGGAGACGAATCTGTGGTTAGAATCCGTGACAGGTCTGCCAAGGAAAGCTGGATAGACCATACGGGCAACCTGAGAAGCTCCATAGGCTTCGCCGTGTACGAGCAGGGAAGTAAATATATGGAATCAGCCTTTTCGCAGGTTCTCAGTGGCACAGACGGCTCTGCAAAGGGCAAGAAGATGATCAATGACCTTGCAAAGGAATATTCCAGGGTTTATGCTTTGGTTGTCGTTGCCGGAATGGAATACGCAGGAGAGGTGGAAGCCTTGGAAAGCAAGGATGTCCTCGCATCAACGAAGATATGGGCCACATCCATTGTAGAGCAGCGTGTGAAGACAGCAATAGACTCAGCAGTTAATGAAATAAACAAGTGGAAGATATGAAATCAGACGGAGCAATTAAGACTGATGTTTACCGGTACATCAATGAAAGCGGTTTCATGAGCAACGTCAATGGCAAGTTGTCAAAGACGATGAGACCGCATAATTCTCATAAGGAAGATGTCGTTATCTCCATCTTGGCCAATGAGGGAACGCAGCTTCAAACGGCAATTATAAATGTAAATATATATACACAAGACAATGATGTAGATGGGCAGTTTGAAGAGAACTGTATCAGAGTAGAAGAAATCTGCAAGTTGTCTTGGAATCTCTTGGAAACGTTCAGAACGAGCGAGTATGCAGCCCACGCTATTGAGCAAAGGGTATATGCAACAAGCACGGGAGAACATGTAATAAATAATCAAGTTGAATATAAACTCATAAATGATTAAATTATGTCAGTAACATCATGGGGCAAATGTTCTATCTTCGTTCAGAAGGTAGGTGCTACTAAGAATGAATGGGATAAGCTTCCTACACCGAAGGACGGCACTACTACTGTTACACCAACGAAAGGCGATACCATGACTCAGGTTGAGGAAGGTGGCGGAATTGTTGACCGTAAGACAAAGAAGTCCACCTACGAGGCTGCATATCAGCTCTTCATCAAGAAGAACCAGTCGCAGCCGTTCAAGACCATCGATGGTATCGTAGAGGGTAACTACCGTATTGCTATCCAGCCGGAAGATGCCGAGCTTCCTGGCGTTTACATGGGTAATACCACAATCGGTGCAGAAGAGGCCTATACAACTGAGAGCGGTGCTCTTATCACGTACACTCACTCAGCTCTCATTCCAGAGGGTGACGTGGTGGCTAAGACTGTCAACTCGAAGGATGAGGACGTATATTGTGCTTACCGTTGGCGTGTCATTACTGCCACAAAGACAACAGGAGGAAAGTATGCCTTGACTTTCAAGAAACCGCAGGATGGTGAAACAGCTCCTGCTGAAATCACGGAAACCTACACAGAGAAATAGGCATATTCTAATATCCCTTCTGCCGACTGAGGGTTATCAGCCGGCAACCTACCCAAGTAGCTCAGGGGAAGAGCGAGACCAAATAGTCCGTCGCATGAAATCCAGTTGGTCTTTAAAAAGCTGGTTGAAAGACGCAGGTTCGAGTCCTGCCTTGGGTGCCAACATTAAAATTCGAGTGATATGGAAGAGTTAGGAATCATTATATCGAATACGCTCACAGATATGCCGATAGGCTTTGAAACTGAGCACGCTCACGTTAACATCTACCCTACTACACTGGGCATGATGTACCTAACGTCGCAGTTAGTAGATAGCTTGGAGCTAGACAAAGATTTACTTCAAGCTGATCCATTCTTGGAAGCATTGCGAGTTGCAAACACCAAAAGGGAGACATGCTGCAGATTGATTGCATATCACTCACTCAATACAAAGAACGAAATACTAGACTCCAGATGCGTAAGCAAGCAGACGGAGCTAATCTTCAAAGAATGCTCCAACGAGGATATAGCTACACTTCTCATCATCATCCTTAATGCTAACTCATACCAGACAATAGCCAAAGAGACAGGAATGGAAGAAGAAGCGAAGCGTATGGCAAAGGTCAACGCAGCGAAGAAGTCGGAGAATAGCTTTGTCTTCGGGGGCAAGACAATATGGGGAACACTCATAGACGCTGCCTGCGAAAGATACGGATGGACCTTCGACTACGTGGTATGGGTAATATCGTATAACAACCTGACTCTCATGCTCAAAGACAAGATTACTTCAATCTATCTGTCTGATGAGGAGAGGAAGAAAGCCCATATACCGGCAGCAGGGGAAGAGGTCATCGATGGCAACAACAAGGAGGCAGTGATGAAGGCGGTGATAGAGTCAGAGGCTGCCATTTAACCGAAGACTACCTGCGCACGCACGTAAGGAGTTCCGAAATCGAACATACGTAGTAGGTGTTTTCACGGGGATTTGTAAAACATTCCGATTAATTTATTCCAAAATAGAACATTATGCCAAGCATCAAGTTTGATACAATAGTTGAGACCTCCAAGGTTGTCTCGGGTTTTCGGGACATACAGAACGCTGTCCATCAGACCTCAGAGAGGGTCGAGAAGGACGGCAAGACCATTGACGATGTCATCAGCAAGATACAGAATAGCTTCAACATAGCCATTGGTGGTTGGAGCATCGGCAAGTTCGTTAACCAGATGATGCAGGTCAGAGGTCAGTTCCAGCAGACTGAGATGGCATTCAAGACCATGTTGCAGTCTGAGGAGAAAGCTGATGCGCTTATGAAGCAGCTGATCCGCACGGCAGCCGTCACACCTTTCGGGGTCGAAGACGTTACAGAGGGAGCCAAGCAGCTCCTTGCGTTCAATGTAGCAGCCGAGGATGTCAACAAGACGCTCATCGGATTGGGAGACGTTGCAGCAGGTATGGGTCTAAACCTTAAAGACCTCGTGATGCTTTACGGCACCACCATCGCCAAGGGTAAGATGGACACGATGGACTTGTATCAGTTCCTCAACCGAGGTATTCCTATCGCAGACGAGATAGCCAAGGTTATGGGGCTTGATGTTACCAATGCCATCAAGGAGGTACAGAAGCAAATCAAGGCAGGCAAGGTTACCAGTGACATCTTCATCCAGGCAATGCAGAGTATGACCGCCGAGGGTAGCAAGTTCGGTGGATTGATGGAGGCTCAGTCCAAGACTATTACCGGTCAGATAAGCAACATCGAGGATGCCATCGAGCAAATGTTCAATGACCTCGGCAAATCCCAGGAGGGTATAATCAATGCAGGGTTAGGAGTTGTCTCTTACTTGGCCGATAACTGGAAGTCCGTTGGCAATGCCGTAATGGTTGCAGCTACAGCATACGGAAGCTACAAGGCAGTGTTGATGACAGTGAACGCCCTGCAAGTCTTGAATACAAAAGTTCTCCGATTGGCAGTTGTAGAGAAAAGAGCGTCTGCTGCGGCAGGAATAACGCTGTCTAATGCTGAAGCCATTGCAGCTGCAAAGACAAAGCTTCTTACAGTTGCGCAGAAAGGTTTAACTGTCGCATTGAAAGAAACTGCAAAGGCAACATTACTGAATCCATATGTTCTCCTTGCTGCAGCTATCACTAGTGTTGTAGTCGCTATTTACTCATATGTAAATCGAATATCATCGGCAGAGGCTGCAGAGAATGCGCTAGCAAAGTCTTTGGACAATACCAACCAAAAGTTAGATGACCGGAATCAAAAGTTACAGGACTTAATCCATATAATTCAAAGTGTAGATTCCACAGACCTGCAGAAGCAGCTTGCTTTCGACGAATTGTCCAAGCTAGCTCCTTCTATCACAGACGTTTATGACAGTGTTGATAAGCTTGCCAAGGCTGACCTTTCACAGCTGAACCAACAACTTAATGAACTTTCAGACGAAAAGAGAGAAGAATCCTTGAAGGTCCAAGTTGAAGAACTAAAGAAGTTATACAAGGATTTAGAAAGTTTTAGTATCAGTGGAGGAGACAATGACGGAAGATTTAGAGGTGCAGTAGCGCATCTAAAGAACCAATTTGGATTAGATTTGGGTTGGGCAGCAAACTCCCAAGATTGGAAGGATGCTGTAAGCGATTTGATTGCTGGTTTACAGAAGCAGCTCTTTGATATAGAGGAGGCTAAGAAGAAGATAGCTGAGCCTACTAAGATAGATGTTGAGTTAGCTAAGGATAAGTACGAGCAGAGTAAGGAGCAGCTTGATTACCTTTCCAAGTTCGCCTTGGCAATGAAGAATGACATCGAGCGCAACCCTACTGAGATTCCTTTTGATGGAGGTGAGGCGGACCGAGTTATTGCTGAGTTGGAAAAGAAAGCCAACGACCTCAAACTGGAGCAGATAAAGAATCCAATCCAATTCACTGCAGACAAGCAGAAGGCTTTGGGTAAGTACCAAGAACTCCTTGCAGACATCAAAAGATGGAAGAACACTGCTTGGAGCCAAGGAACGTTTACTATTCCTGTAGAGATTCAGTTCAAAATGAAGCAACTGCAGGAGGAGACGAATAAAGCGAAAGGGCGTTTTAACTATTTAACTGGCAAATACGAGGAATCCAACAAGGATGTATCTTATGCAGCAGCTAAAAAGCAAGCTAAGATTGCCTATCAAGCAGCCGTAAAGGCAGAAAAGGAGGCGCGGAAAGGCTCTAATAAGAAATGGGAGGAGTCCAAGGAAGACCTCGACAACAAAAAGAAAGAATACGAAAAGTATTGGGGTAGTATCTCCAGCGCTAACAGTAAGTCCAACAAAGCTGCCGCCACCGATGCCAAGAAGCAGGCAGAAGACCGCAAGAAGGCCCAGGAGGAGCTGAACGAGGACTTGAAGCAGTTGGAACAGCAGAACCAGGACGATGCCATCTCCATCATGCAGGAAGGTACGGATAAGAAGCTTGCTGAAATCAAGAACGACTATGCCAAGCGCAAAGCCGAGATTGACAAGCAGGAAGCCGAGTTCAAGAAGAAGAACAAGGAAGCTGGCAAGAAAGAAGCTCTTACCTCTGCTCAGACCAATGCCCTCAATAAGGCTAGAGACCTCGCTACCCAAGAGTACAACAAGAAGCTTGATGAGGTCAACAGGGAAGCTCTTACCTCCATGCGTGACTACTTGAAGGAGTATGGTTCTCTCTATCAGCAGAAGCAAGCCATTGCCGAGGAGTATGAGGAGAAGATTGCCAAGGCTCAGACGGAAGGCGAGAAGAAGACTCTCCAGCAGGAGAAGAAAAAAGCACTCGCCAACTTCGACTACGAAAGTATCTCCATGGGCATTGACTGGAAGGGTCTGATGAGCGGTGTAGGCAATATGAGCAAGGAAATGCTCAAACCTATGCTCGAAAAGCTAGATGCTTATACCAACACTGACAAATTCCAGCAAGCCGATACTCAGACACAACAGAAGGTTGTTGACCTCATGCAGGAGATTCGCACTTACCTCGGAACTGATCAGAACGCAACGTGGCAGAACCTTGCTGCATCCATCAGTAGTTTCAATCAGTCTGTTGCTGAGTACCAAAAGGCTGTCGAGGAAGAGAAGAGACAGAGTGAAAACTTCAAGTCCGCAAAGGCTCTCCATGACAAGGGCAGTATCTCCGACAAGGAACTTCAGCAGGCAAAGAAAGCTACTGATGATGCAAGTCAAGCGGTAGTTGATGCCAAAAACAAAATGAATACCTTCGGTATCAAGCTCAACTCAGCTACGGAAGCCGTTACGAACTATACTTCGGGGCTTACTGCTGCACTCAACAAGCTCGGAACGTGGAAAGGCAACGAAGGGTTCTCTGAGGTACAATCATCAGTAGGCAACATAGATGCTTTGAAGGGTGTTCTTGATGAATCTCTCTCCACTATGGGTAATGGTGTAGCTAAGACGATGGGCGCAACCATATCGAAAGGTTTAGGAAGTGCTCTCGACACTATCGGAGGTGGAATAACCAATATGATGGGTAGCGCCCTCGGTTCAATCATTGGAGTGGTGGCGCAGATACCGAAACTCATCCTCAATCTCGCAAGTTCCATAAAGAGCTTTGTGACTGGCATTCTCGATTCTTTCACTCAGTTACTTCAATTCGAATGGCTATCAGATTTGGTTGACAGCATACTTGCTTCCGTGGGAAATCTCATTGATGCTATCTTTGACTTGCCAGAAAATCTATTCAAGGCTCTTGAAAGCATTGTTGTTAATGGTGTTGGCGGTCTCTTAGATAACGTGTTAGGTCGTGTTGGAAACATTCTCTCTCTCGGAGCACTTTCATCGAAAGGTCCATCAGATTGGTTTACCAACTCAAATGCCGAAAAGGTTCAGAAGACTATTGATAGACTGACGGACAGAAATGAACTTCTGCAGCAATCAATCGAGGATTTGACTGATGCAATGGAAAATTCCTTTGGATCCAAGGCAACCTCATACTACGAGCAAGCCTATAAGAATCAGCAGGAGACCAATCAGAACTACCTCGACATCGCAAAGGCACAGGCAAGCTATCACGGTTCGCACCACTCATGGAACGCTTATTGGGGTGGCTTCGGTAGTGACGAGATGGATTGGATCAAGAAGAACGTCAAATCAGATTTCAATGGCGACCTCTTCTCCCTTAGTCCAGAAGAAATGAAGCTCCTCCGTGGCAACGTTGCCATTTGGGAGCATATCGAGAACACAGGAAAGGGTAACTATGGTGGGCGTCTGACGGAGAAGTTGAATGACTACATAGACCAAGCAGGCAAGCTGGAAGAGTTGTCAGAGCAGTTCAAGGAGAACCTTACTCAGATTTCCTTCAGTGGAATGAGAGATAGCTTTTTGACGGACCTTATGGACATGAAGAAGGATGGTAGCGACTTTGCTAGCGAAATGGCAGATGATTTCGCAGAAAAGATGCAGAAGTCCCTTCTCTCTTTCAGTATGGAAGACCTTATCAATGGAGACTTGAAGAAACTCTACGATGATTGGGCAAAGGCTATGAAGGATAAAAACGGAAAGCTAACCAAAGAAGATGTAGATGCTTTCTATAAGCGTTACGATGATATAGTCCAGGAAGGCTTGAAGAGACGTGACGAGTGGGCGAAGGTGACAGGCTACACTGGTTCCTCATCCTCATCACAGACCGCAACAAGCGGAGGATGGGCATCTATGGGGCAAGATACCGCAGACGAGCTTAATGGTCGCTTCACAGCCTTACAGATTGCAGGAGAGTCCATCGCTCAGAACATGACTACCACCATATCGCAGATGGAGAGTATCGTTACACTCGGAATATCAACAAATGGCGCAGTATTGGAGATAAGAAACATGATGATCATGACAAACAGCTATCTCGAAGACATCGTTAAGTATTCAAAGCTTACCTACAATGACTTCGGAAACAAGCTGGATGACATGAACAGAAGATTAAAGGATATTTGACCTCTATAGGCTTTTCGCCGTTCGACCCTTACAACTATACCCAACAATAGCAAAAGCGGCTCACAGCGAAGCCTATGAGGTTATTTAATGATTAAATAGTTATGACTAATGGACAACTTTATATCAATGGCAAGGATGCCTACCTTACGTGGGGTATTTTCCTAGACGAAACCGCCCTCAGTACGCTCATGACTCCTGCACCAAACAAGGAGTTCATCAGCAACAAGTATCGCTCAAAGGACGGCAAGTCGGTTATCAAGCACAATCCTAGATTGGATGAGAGGGAGATAACGCTGGCATTCAACATGACCGCCAAGGACTCAGATACGTTCATGACGAACTATGCTAGGTTCTGCGAGGAGGTACTTGCCAAGGGAGAGTTGGTTATCCGTACCCGATTTCAGCCTAATGTGTGGTATCGGTGCATCTATCTCTCCTGCACACAATTCAGTCAGTTCATTCGGGAAATGGCAAAGTTCAGCCTTAAGCTCAACGAGCCAGACCCTAGTGACAGAGGTGAAACAAGTAAATACGCAAGCTTATGATTCAGATTAAGAGAAATAACAAGGTATTCTTTACGCTAGAGGACTTCGGAGAAGGTTCTAAGCTGTCATATCAGCTTATGGACCACCACTACATCATCTTGAAGTTCACTACGGCTACACCTATCTATTTCGAGATTGGTGATTCTGTAGAGATACCCGACTTCGGCTATTTCGAACTGACATCGGCATACTTCCCTAAGCACAATGGTAGTGACGGCTACGACTACGAAATGCAGATGGATGCCTACTATATGTCTTGGAAGAATAAGCTTTGCAAGTATCGCCCTCAGCACGGAGCAAACGAAACCTCGTTCAAACTCACCACTACTGTAGGCGTGCACATGAACATTATCCTCGGCAACCTAAAGGCTCTAGGGCTTACGTACAATGGCAAGGAGTTCTCTGTTGATTACACTACATATAACAACAAGGCTTTTGATGTTCAGAAGAGGTTCTTGATCGAATACGGTTCCATCAGCATACTTGATGCTCTTAATTCCATCTGTTCCGAAGATGCACTCAACTGCGAATGGTGGATAGATGGTTCCATTATATACCTTGGATATTGCGAAATGGAAGGACAGACAACATTCGAGCAGGATGTTAATGTTCTGTCTATGTCCTATTCGGAATCCAAGTCAACTTATATCACAAGACTGTACGCATTCGGCTCAGATAGGAATATTCCGAAAGGATATTTCACTGGAGCCGATGCGGACGTTACCACCGATGGTATAGCTACTGATTACCTCATGCTCCCTAACAAGGAGGTAGATAGTGATGGTTTCTATGCCAAGGATGGTTACCTGGAGAATGTGAATGTCGTGAAGAACGACAAGCAGGCTATCGAAGGTGTCGTGATGTTTGAGGAGGAATATCCAAAGGTGGAAAGTGTAGTCAGCAGTATCAAGACCTATGATAGCACAGTTGATAACGAAGACGGAACGAAGACTACTCAGACCTTTTGGCAGGTCACTTCTACAGACTCTTTCACTAATAGCTTCAAGGAGAGTTGGATAAAGAGTAACCTCACTCTAGGCATCAAGTTCACTAGCGGTGCTCTCATGGGTATGGAGTTCGATGTCAGCTTCAAGGTTATCGACAAGGTTAACTACTTCGAGATTGTTGCTAATGACACCTACGGAAGAACACTTCCCGATGGCGTTATGTGTCCGAAGATTGGTGACAAGTTCTTTCTCTTCAACTGGGATGCAACAAAGATTACAGATACGGACCTCATCCCTACTGCTCAGTTATCTCTGTTCGATAGATCGAAGCAGTACTATCTGAAGACCATGATCAGCAACTCAAACTTCACCTGCACGATGGATTGTGAAAAATTCTACAATGATGGGACATACGATTACCATCCTCTCGGTGAACAGGTAAAGCTGATTAATGATATGTTTGCGCAGGTGGATGCGGATGGCAAGCACTACCGAAACTCTCGTATAATTGGAATGGAGATACCTTTGGACATTCCTTACGACCACCCTCAGTACACAGTAGGTGAAAAGGCTGCAACAAGCAGGTTGGGTAAACTGGAAGACAAAGTTGATTCCATAACTGTAAACGGTATGCAGATAGGAGGCGGTGGTAGTGGAGGCGGTGTGTATATCATAGGAACAAATGATTCAACACCTGTGACTGATAGCAATGTCTATTCAGCACGCAAGGCTAACAAAACCTTCTTACGTAAGGATGTTGATGATATTGCGCAGGGAATAATCCGCTTTTTGCAAGGCTTGAAGCTGGGCGACGGCGAGAAAGGCATTGACGCTAAGGGCAATGCGGTGCTGGGCGACGTTCAGATGGTGGATGCTGTGCTGCGACGTATCGTGTCGCTTGGCTACGACGGGGCGACGCAGCAGGGGTTTGGCATCGTTGACCGTGGCGACGGCAAGTTTAGACTTGACATTCACGACTTGCAGGTGTGGGGCAAGGCTGTATTCCAGGAGTTGGATGTGAGGAAGCTGTCGTATGCCGGGGGCAATGTGTACCTGAGCGGTTCGGGTGGCAAGATATTCAAGACTGAGGAGCTGATAGAGGTCGGAGTACTGAAGGGCTGGCGCTGTTGGCTGCTGGCTGATGACGGCACTACGGCGACGCAGAACATGTGGCGTGTGGGCGACCAGGCTCGCTGCCAGACGTTCGGTCTGGCTGACAAGCAGAAGCCGACTCGCTCGTGGTGGCGACTGGTGACTGCCGTGAGCGAGGAGAATGTGGCACTGACTGACGAGGTGGGCAACGAGCTGTATGACGGCAAGAAATTCGGTTGGATAGAGATAGCGAATGACAACTGCGAGCCGGGCAGCGACGTGCCCATGGCTGGCGACACAATAGTGCTTGACGGCAACCAGAACCCTAACGAGCGTAACCGTCAGGGTGTCATGATTTTGGAGACTACTGGTCCGAACACTCCTCGCATCGTGGCGTATAAGGGTGTTGTGGGATATACGCATGAGGGCTGTGAGGTGTTCAAGCTGTCGCCCGATGGCTCAAGGATTGTATCGACATCGTTCGAATGGGTGTCGCCTACGGGTGACATTATCCATATTGTCAATTACAGAGGCGAGTGGCAGAGTGGCGTGAACTACGGCTATTATGACCAGGTGAGTCACGGCAACGGTGTGTGGCTGTGTACTAACAGCGACGGCAGCACTACTGAGCCTAAGGAGGGCAATGCCGACTGGCAGCTGGTGATGAAGGCGGAGAAGGGAGAGAAGGGCGACGACGGTGTGGCTTATCAGGTGATGATAACGAGCGACACTGGCACGGTGATGATAAACGGCTCGGGGGAAATGACGCTCAACGCTACGCTGCTGCGCAATGGCGAAGACATAAGCGACACTATCAGCAACAGCTCGTGGTCATGGTGGCGACAGTCGGCTGACGCTGAAGACGATGCTGTATGGAACACGCTGCATGAGGGCGTGGGGCGCTCGTGTCTTATCACACGTGACGACGTGAGCAGACAGGCACAATTCGGGTGTCGTGTGTATATATCAGAAGTGAAGACTATAGATAGCAACATATAACAATATAAAAACAACAAATAACGATTATGGCAAAAGTATTAGCTAATGGTCAGATTACTATCGTTGACCTCAATGACGGCAAGGCCGTACAGTGTTTTACTCAGTGCTCTAAGGGCGAGACCCAGATTTATACTCCCGACACGGGTGTGTATACTCCGAACTACTCGTCGAGTGCTCCGAACGTGGTGACAGCACGTGTATACGTGACTGGCAGTGGTACAGACCAGGCTCCGACCTCGGCTTGCAGCGGATGGTCGTGGAAGGTGGACGGTGTGGCTGCGACTCCGGTGAGCGGCAAGTCGTATCAGCTGAACCTCGCCAGCAACATCGACAAGAACGGCAGCGTGAAGAACATCGAGTGGTCGTGCCAATACACTGACCCGGAGACTAAGGCTACGACTACGTGTATCGGCTACAAGACGATTTCGCTGGCGAAGAGCGGCGGTGCGCTCCAGACGGTGCAGATAGAGACTCCCGACGGCAACACGTTCGACTCGACCAACAACAGCAAGACGCTGCGTGCCGTGGCGAAGTTCTTCCGTGGCAACGTGCAGGACAATTCTCTGACTTCTATGACTTGGGAGGTGCTGAATATCAGTGCAGGAACCTGGAGCGCTGTGGCAACGGGCAACGTGAGCACTTCGGGCGGCGTGAGCACTCTGAATGTGAGTGCCAATGACGTGCTTAACTTCCAGACGTTCCGCTGTACGGTGAAGGACGGTACTGATATTGCAAGTGCCATCATCACGTTCTTCGATGCGAGCGACCCGTATGTAGTGGAGGTGTACTCGCTGACGGGCGACAAGATCGTGAACGGTGCCCAGTCGACCGAGCTTTTCGCTCGTGTGTGGAAGGACGGCAAGGTGGTAGAGGATGGTGCTGCGGTAAAGGCTGACAGCAGCCATGCTTCAAGCTTCACGTACAAGTGGACAAAGTACAATGCGAGCGGTGTGGCTACCAACTGGAACGGTACGTCAAGTGCGGTAAACGCTTCGACCAAGCCTTACGTCACGGTGGCTGCCACTGACGTGAGCGGCAGAAGTACATTTACTTGTGAGGTGTCAAAATAAGGGCACCTCACCCTTATTTTTTTTCTGTAAACTAAAATGATGAAAGTGTATGGCAACATTATTGGCGAGGGGTCAGATAACGATAGCGGCGATAAAGGACGGTGCTGACGGCAAGAACTACTGGCAGCAGGATGTGTGGGTGGACTTATCGCCTGCTGCATATGACAGGAATGTTTGGTATCCGGTTGTGGGGGAAGCATTGCCGAAAACTGGTTTTGCCGGCATTAAGGTGGTAGTGAATCTCAATAGTGGCACTAAGCCTTCATGGTCAACTCATTCGCAAGGCTTTTCTGTAGATTTTCATATTGATACTCAAGCTTCGGGCTGGGGCGTTACGCCAGGTGAGACAATAATATATTCGGATAATTACGCTTGGTGTCCTGTCTCGCCTGTAAGCTACAAGCAGTTAGAAAAGGGCAGTATACCAATTCTTTATCTTCGTGGCGGTGGTAGGTATCGTGTCTTCTCTACATATAACGCATCGTGGAAAATATATAAAGACGGCTACACTTGGGAAGTGGATAACTACTCTCAGTCTGCCATGCCTTCCAACTCTCGCCCTACCCCAGAAGGTCATACACTTAAAGGAGAGAAAGGCGATAAAGGAAAAGATGGAGTTGACGGAACTGACGGTAAAGATGCAGTCTCAGTCCTTGTCGAGAACGCTCCGCTTGTCTTTGACACAAATGATGATGGAATCGTGTCTCCTGACATATCAAAGATTGCGAAGGTAAAGATAATGAGGGGAAACAGGAACGTTTCAGACGAGTGCAGCGATGTGTATTCGAGGGATGATATGTGCGTAAATTGTAAATGTGGTGTTACGCAGGAGAATGGATACATCAGCGTATCTATATCAAGCAACAATATCACAAAAAACGACGTGATTGTTGACGGCGTAAGCCAAGGTAAGGTTTCTGCGACGTCAGGAAATGCGGTTGCGCAGGTTGCTTACGATGGGGTTACTTATTTTGCACAGGTTCCTTTCTCGGTTAATGTTGCTAAGTTTACTGGTGTCGTAGCATTCGACAATAAGGGTTATAAGTCGCAGTTTGAAGAGGTGTCAAATAGACTTAATGATACTGCAACCAAGGATGATCTGAAAAAGGCTGAGTCGGATTTCAAACAAACGGCAAGAGAAATTTCTCTCACCGTGAGCGAGAAGGCAATTGGCAGACGGAACATGTTGCCAGGAAGTGCTTTTAGAAATGGTGATGATGGTTTTGAGATGAGTATCTACGGAGATTTCGACGGTAGCACATACATAAAAGGTTATCATGGAAATCAAGGATTCTTCATGAATGGCGGTGTTAGCGGTTCTAACTTCTTTCGAGCCAAGTCATACTATGATGGCTCGGAACAGCAATATGGTGGTCTTTTTTGGCGAGGAGGCGGCGCGTCTAAAAACATCAAGGTGCAAGCCAACAAGAAATACGCCTTGTCCTGTTGGGTAAAGTGCGACCGAACGGACGTGACCATTTTGCTCGAAACCATCTATAAAGCATCCGAGACTACCACGACAAGACAAGAAAGACCATCTACTACGACAAACAATTTCCAAGTCAGTAAGGCTAATACTTGGCAACTCATATCTTGCATCGTAACTACAGATGGAAGTTTCAATTATGTGGAGGTTAATTTTTGGGTATCACATAAGATAAACGGAGTAACCGCCACAGCCTGTTTCTGTCATCCGATGTTTGAGGAAGCCGAGGAGTACAACGGCTGGACGCTATCCGAATTGGATTATGACTATATTGGAGGCAACTTGATAGATAACTCTCGTACTTTTGCAAGTGGTGGTAATTGCAACGTACGTACAAAATACGGCTCTGTTATCGCAAATGGTTATAACAGCGAATCGTCCGTGTTTAATGCGAGGATGGAAGCATTGGCAGGTTCGGTGCCATCCAAGTATTCTTTGCCATCATCCGCATCGAGCGGAACGAGGTATGCACTTGATAGTGATTGGTCGGTATGGCAGTATAACGGAAATTCATTGTCCGATGATAGCCACTATAACGGATGGCAGAAGACAAACGAATCCTTGCATCAAGATATAATGTTGGTTAATCTGAATCTCGAACTGAATAAGGACTACATTATCTCTTGGTACGCAAAATGCGAAGGAAAGGGTTTTTTTGGTGCTTATGCCGCAGGCGTAGGGAAGACCGTGTACAGCGAGTACAGCGATGGTGGCATAAACCAATCTACATACGGAGAGAATATTTTCCTTTTGACAACACAATGGAAGCGGTTTTGGATGCACGTAAAACTGATAAAAGGTTCTTGTTCCGCTATCATATTCCGACAATACCGAGGAGACTGGTCATCGGGAAGTTCTGCCATGACGGTGTATTTCACCCAGCCTAAAATTGAGGAAGGCGCGACCGTCACCGACTGGACGGAGAAGCGAACCGACATGGTGGACAGGCAAGCCTTGCTCGCCACAGGCATCGACATCACGAATGGCAAAATCACCATCACCGCCAACAACACCATCTTCCGCGACAACAATGGCACCACCATCGCCCTCTTCACTGGCGGCAAGATTAACGCATCGCTCATTGACGCTGACCAAATCGAGGTGAAGCACCTTTGGGCGAAGAGTAATGACGGAGCGAATAAGGTGGGCTACTTTGGCAACACTGAGGAAGAGGCATGCAAGATTGACGATACATACGCTCCGTTGTTCGTTGGAGCCGATACGGCGAAAAACTCTCCGTTCTATGTAACGAATAAAGGTCACATGGTGTCTAAAAG